GTGCCACGTCCGTTTTGCTGATCCGTTGCGGCTGCCTGAGCATACGCACCGGCTACGTCAGCCGCATTTCGAATGCGACCCTTCTCTGCCGCTGGACCAACGGCACCGACAATACGCTTGCCGGCTGTGAGTGCCGCGGCGTTACCGCCTGGGAGCGTGACACCGCCCTGCACTCGAACTGTCGCGAACCCATCGGGCTCGACTTTGACCACCTGGCCGATGATCGGATCTCCATCGACTACGAGAGCAACCGTGCGTGCCGCTGAGAGCTTGCACGCGAGATCGACAGCGGCGCTTCCGCGGTCTTTCGTGCTGTCGTAAGTGATCGTGACGCCATCGATCTTGAATGATAGGTCAATAGGATCGACGCCTTCAAAATCAACATCTTGTCTTCCTGTCGCCATTTTAGTTTCTCCTTCTTATAAGAATTTAGTTCTGATAAAACCTTAACGCGCCATGTAGGAAGACTCAGGAAGCATCATCGTCAGTTCCGGTCCAACCTCGCGTTTGTCCTCATCACCAGTGCCGCCTTCGACCTCAGTGGTGTCGTCTCCGTCCTCTTTCGAGCGACGTCCTCCTGCGAGAGATGCGTCTGCGGCAGCCTCCCACTCTTTGCCGAAGGTTCGCACTTCAGCAACACTCGCACGCTCAAAGAGCTTCGTGTATCGCTCTTTGTCAAACTTGTCGCCTTGAGCGCGAACACCTTGAGCGATGGCATCTTCTGTCTCGGCTTTCTTAAACTCTGAAAGCTGTGTCTCGATCTCACGAAGGCGGACGATCTCCACCTCCATTTTTCGCGTACCGTCGGAGACAGTCAAAACTTTCTCCTCAGGCTTCACGATTCCGAGACTGCGAAGCAAAGATGTCAGTCCGTCGGCTTCCTTCGAGAGAGCCTCATTGACTTTTTCATCAACTTCCATTTTCCTTTCACCTTCCTTTTTTTGTGAATTCGAGACATCTGTCTCAGAACGTCGTTTCCCAGGATCTGCGGTCGATGCAGACTTGGGCAATATCATGCGGTAGTTGTGCTCAAGGATCGAGCGTTCGCTTGGCGACAAGAGACCTCGCGCGGCGAAGTTCGTCGCCTTCTCGATCATCGCGTTTGGCGTCGCGCCGTCATATACGCCAGAGACTTCAGCAAGGCGAGCATTGACTATCCACGCGATTGCCATGCGAGGCTGAAGATCGCCTTGCTGGTCGGGCACATTGTACTCCATGCCTTGTATATGAGGGCACTCCTCATAGTCGCGAATGTCTCCGCCACAGATCGAGCATCGGAGCATGTACCCATCGCCGCGCTTGAACCCAACCGAGACATCCTTCGTGATCCCTGCGCGGATCGAGTCAATGATGTGCGTCGTGTTGACTGCTTGATTCTGAAGGTCAGGCAAGATGTAGGTGCCGGCGTAAACTGAGAAGTTACCATCGACGGTGCCTGCAAGCCCCGCGGCAAACGTGCGGCCTAGTGGTTGCTGGTACGTATTGTGCGAGTCCATGAAGCCGACGCCGTTGATCGCATCCTCGACGAAGTTTTGCAGTGTCGTCGTCGGATCCATTCTCGTGTAGTAGTAGTCAACCATTGAGTTGGATATCTGAGCGACAAAGACGAACGGCGAGCGATCTTCGAAGACAGTAGGATCGACAGCGTGCTCAGAGATCGCCTTCATGATCTGCGACTGCTGGCTCATGTTGAGATCACCACTAAGGCTACTCAGCGCTGGAATGTTGCGGAACGCGAGTTGAACTTGAGCGCGAATCCTGTCTTGGATCTGATCTTCTGCCATAGGGTGCTCCAGAAAAAGAGAAAGCCCGCACGGTTTGACCCGTGCGGGCATCACTCACGCACTCCGACTGAATATTTCACAGCCGATGCTTTTCAAAGGAGATATTCCAATCGAATACCTGCGGATTTTCAAACGGACCTTGTTACGAAAATGATAAAAACACAATATCTTGTGCTCTGTCAAACGAAAAAAGAGCGACGCACCGACGCCGCCCTTCTCAGGAATTACGGAATGAGCATACTCGCGCTTAAGCCCGCATGACGTAACGCACGCGAGAAAACGCAAGTTTCTGATCGAAGATCGTGCGTCGTTCGACTGTATTTTCGATCTTGATCTGACTTTTTTCTCTTGTGCTGAGCGTCAATGGCGAAGCGAGTGTCACTGTCTGGATGTCAGAAGCCTTCTTCCCGATCATCTGCTTGTCTGATCGTGAGGAAGGCACGGTACTGGCGAATGCGACGACCGCAAAGACTAAGGACATCAGTGCGAACGCCGCAAGAAAAGCTCTTTTCATAGTTCCCTCCATATATTTGGAATCAGTGAGTTTGCACGAAGATCATAGATCAGATGTGTGATGCCGTCAATCCGTTTTTACGACGACACGGATGCCAGTCGAAATACGTGAAGCACTCAGGGCATCTTCCGCCATATTGCGTCGTGATGATGTGCAGGATCTTCAGTCGATCCGCCGAGACGACTTCGAAGCGTCTGCCGTAGTCAATGCCTAGGAGATGACGGCATCGCTCGCACTTGCGATCAATAGCGTCGAGATCAGTGACCATGTAAGAGGGCTTTTCGTAAGTCATTGTCCGCCTAGGAGAGCGAGATCGTTCGAGAATTCGAAATAGCATCGGCAGTTCGATTTGCACGCACAGTCTTGTCCGATTCCTGGGAGCCTACCTATGAGTTGCCAGTTTCGAGCGGCATAATCGATGCAGTCGTCGCACGAGTTGTGCGGCTTTCGTATGCGGCGATAGATCGTGAAGCCGCCGAGTGCGACTTCTCGCTGGAGCCGTGTGTTCTCATACGTCGAATAGCCTGCGAAGGCGTACATCGCGAGACGCGCCTGTGACTGCTTGTCGCTGACCGTCTGGTTGTAAATCTGCGTCATCAGCATGTAGAGGTAGGCTTCTTGATCGCGGATATACTGCTCGACAAGCGACGTGTCCTTCTGTTCAAGGTTCGAGAAGCCGCCAAGCGCGAGAGCGAGCGCCATATAATGCAGGTTCTCGATGTTCGACTTGATGTCGTTCATGAAAGCGTCGAACGGAATCTTTCCTGCTCGGTACTCAAGATCGAAGTCGATGAAAAGCAGAGCGAGCGCTGTCAGGATGTCGTCGAGAATACGCTTGATCTTCGATTCAGGAATGATCGTGCCGTCGTCCTCGCGGTAGACTCGCTTCTCTTTGTCCCAGTAAAAGCTCATAGAGATCGCTGGATGATAAACACGCCGTAGGTGCGTTCGCCGTCTTCGTCAATCGGCCAGTACCTTTGTTTTCCTGCCGCATTGAGTCCATTGAATTCGAGACGATGCGTTCCTGGCACGATCCCAGGCTGAGCCGCGACTGTGATGTCGAGCGTGCATGTGATCTTGCCTTTGTTCGCCACTTGGTTGCCGTCGATCACGCATGGAGCATTGTTTATGATCACGGCGCCGAGCGTAGAGGTGACCTTCATCTGCATCTGTGAGTAGGTCGTCAGGTCCTTCGGCAACATGTCGCCTGACACAGGATCTGTCTCTTTCAAGATCACGCTGATCACCTTCGCCGTCTCTCCGATCTTCACAACACAAGTCAAATTATCCATAACTGTTAGTCCTCAATATCAAGCGATGAAAGCGTCTGCTTGATGTCGATTGTACTCCCTCCACTCGTGATGTCGAACGCCGATGGAAGCGGCGGCTGATCGATGATCTCGATTGTACTCCCTCCGCTGATGACATCGAGAGACGCCACCGATCTGATGATGTCGAACGACAGCGGAACGCGGATCGGCGGCTCAAGATTGGCGACGATCCGTGCCACTCCTGAGATGTTTTGACTGCTTGTGACGCCTATGCGTCCTCTGCCGCTGATCGCTCGCTGTGTCGATGCTCGCACATTGCCGACGCCGTTGATCGAGCGACTTGTCGGCGCCGTGACTCGTGCGAGTCCTTGGATGATCTTGTTTGCGAAGACTTGGATCCGCGATCTGCCTGTCGTCGTCTGCAAACTCGATGCCGTGACTCGTGCGCGACCTTGCTGAGCTTGCTGTGTCGTCGCACGGATGTCGGCACGACCTTGCTGGTTCTGAGCAGAGACAGCCGTCACTCGTGCTCTACCTGTCTGCGTGCGAAGCGTCTGCGCCGTGATCCGTGCCTTTCCTAGGGCAGTTTGCGCCGTCGTGACTGTGATGCGTGCTTTGCCAGTGACAGGTTGACTGGAGATGATCTGAATGCGAGCGAGACCAGTCGTCGTTCGAGTAGTAGTCGCTCGAATGTCTGCTTTTCCTGTGATCGTGCGCGTCGTCGCGCTGTTCGACACGATGCTCGCGACGCCAGTGATCGTTTGCGAAACGATCTTCTGAATTCTCGCCAGTCCTGTCGTGTTCTGCGAGACGATCTTCTGGATCCGTGCGAGTCCATTGATCGCTTTGTTGACAAGCGTCTGAATACGGGCTTTACCAGTGGTGGCTTGAGGCGTGGAGACGGTGACGCGGGCTTTACCAGTCGTGCTCTGAGCAGTCGTCGCAGTGACGCGAGCGCGCCCAGTGACAGGCTGTGCGGTCGTCGCGGTAATGCGTGCTTTACCTGTCGTGGTCTGGGCGACGATCTTCTGAATGCGAGCAAGACCGTTGATCGCTTGATTCACGAGCTTCTGGATGCGCGCGAGTCCTGTCGTCGTCTTCGTCGTCGTGATCTGGATCCGTGCGAGCCCAGTCGTGGTGCGGTTCGTCGTCGCACGGACATCGCCTTTGCCTTGGACTGCTTGCTGAGTAGTCGCAGTCACACGAGCTTTGCCTGTCGTGGTCTGGTTCGCCAAGGTCGTGATGTTCGCCTTGCCTGTGATCGTCTTGGTGGCTATCGTCTGAATGCGAGCGACGCCTGTCTGAAGCTTGCTAGTGAAGACGGTGATCCGAGCGAGGCCGGTGATCACTTGGTTGACGATCTTTTGAATTCGAGCGAGGCCGCTTTGCGTGCGGCTCGTGATGATCTGTATGCGGGCTTTGCCGGTAGTGGTCTGGTTTGCTGTCGTCTGAATTCGCGCCTTGCCTGTCGTCGTGCGACTGGTCTGTGCGGTTATTCGAGCGACGCCGGTCGTCGTGCGCGCTGTCGTAGTGTTTTGCGGCGTGAGAGGCGCAATTTTTGTTGGGAGTTGAGGCTGTGGGGGTGAATAGAAAATGCTCATTTACACGATGCGCATCACACGTCTGATGATCTTGCCTTCATAGTCAGCCTCCCAGCCGAGATCGTAGCCTACCTCGGCCCAGTCAGTGCTCTCGCCTCCTCCAGCGGAGACCGTTCGATGTTGTGAGACGTTCCTGTAATACACGAGGCGAAAGCCTTGCACAGGCTCTGTGTGCTGAAAGAAAGGCACGCCATTGACTTCGAAGTGCCCGTCTTCGAGATCGACGCCAAACGTCGGCATGTTTTCTGCGGCGAGCACGACGCACTTGAGCGGACGCTTTGTGATCTCCGCGACATTGAAGTCAGGATACTCATTGTCTGCTACATTCGACGCGCCGACGCGGATGTCATAGAAGCAATTCTTCTTTTCATTAGACGGCGAGCGATCTTCCGCATTCTGGAACACCTGCTCGCCGTCTTGAAACGTCGCGATAAAAAAGAGCTTATTCGGTACGTTGAGGTCCTTCATTTTACTTGAGCACCTCACCGAGATCGCCTACTTCATCAGCGCTGATCGTCTGCGTCTCTTTTTCTTCATCGCTCGTGATGCCTAGCCATTCGGCAAGATCGCGTTCGTCTTCGCTGATCTCGCCTGCCGGCACTGGCTCGACTGCGTTCGCTTCATTGTGTTTCGCGATGTGCAGATCGATGTCCTCTCCTGCAGGGAACTTGATGACGCGATTGTCGCGAGTACGGCAAACGTATTCGCCTTGCGGATCGACTTGCACGAGGCAGTCTTCCTCGCGCCCATCGAACATTAACTTTAATATTTTAGCCATTTTACTCCTCCTTAGTTTTCCTGGTACTGCAAAGTCATCGTCACTGTCGGCGTGTCGCCAGGAGCAGAGCCGCTGGTCTGAAGCTGAGTGGTCAGGTAGTTCGAATATGCGGGATTCGCTGTCGAAGATGCCGCCTTACCTGTCGCCTCAGGGCCCGTCGCACCGAAGCACACTGCGACGCCTGATCCGATCGCTATTGCGCTGGTTTGGTTCGTCGTCAAGTTCGCGTTCGTCGATGCTGATGGCGTCGTATATGTGAGCTTGTCGCCATCACCGGTACAAGCGGGCGGCCCTTTCAGCGTTTGACCTGCACCGAATGCGACTGATGTGTGCGCCCAGAGTCCGCTCAGGATCTGATTGTAGGTACCGCTCAAATGACCAAACATCCAATTGTCGAATGAGTTCGAGCCGTCAGTGATCGGCGCCGCTGAGTAAGCCGTCGCCTCTGTGTCTGAATTCTTCCAATTGACATCAGTCACGCCAGCGCTTCGAGTTGTACCTTTTGCAGGTGAGCCCGTCGCGGCGCCGTGATCTCTGTCCCAAGCAAACGTTGCCGTTTCAAGAATCCGTTGACTCTGAAATAACTGGTAGAACATATTGTTTTTACCGTAAGATAAACCTTTCATAAGATCCTTTGCCTCCTATTTAACTGCCGCTTTTAATCTATCCAATGCCGCGTCCAAATCATCGGCGGATTCGATATTCGTACTAATCCCGCTGAGGTCTTTATATCCGTGGACTTGCGCGATGCCGTCAGACGGAATGACCTCGACACCCCAGTCCTTTGTTTCGATAAAATACTGACCTATCGTGAAGGAATATTCGCCGCCATGCTTTTTCGCAAATGCCTTAAGATCATCACCAAAGCCGTTGTCATTAGCAATGACCAGGTAGCCGGCGGCGCTGTCGATGGTTCTTTCAACTTTAATTCGTGTCGGCATTTTAGACTACCTCCTCGAAAGTCACCATGATCGTCCATCCTGTCAAAGTCGCAGGATCTGCGAGAGTTCGAAATACCCAAACGGTCGACGGAGGAATCACATGCTCTTCCGGCGGCGTTGGAACGTATAGCCAGCCATTTAGGTTATTGAAGTTCATCACGTAGTCGTCCACATAGGTCGGCGTCGTGTCTGTCGTCACAGGACCACCTGCGGTGCCTGCCGCGGCGGCTGTGCCTGAGGCTATACCAGAGGCAGGTCCGCCTAGAGGCGTGAGAGGCTTGGGAGTCAGTCCGTTTGTCGCCGTGACGGTCGATCCTGCGGTTCTACGTGAGAGTGCCGCTCTGATCTGCGCAGACGTGACGGTTCCATTCTGACCGACTTCGATGCGATGAATAGCAAGCTGAGAGCCTGCGCCTGACGCCGCACTTGAGATCACGAGCAGAGGCTTTCCGGTAGAGATCGTGAAATTCTCTCCGCCAACGGTATATATTCTTCCCATACGTTTCCTCCTATGCCGCCAGCGCTATGATGCGACGCGGTTGCGGTCTAAATAACCCTCTTGAAAAGGACCAAGATCGAGATGTCTTTCGCGCGAAGTCGTCGATGATCTTTTCGTCTGGCATGTACTGAGCGAGTATCGGTTGCAGTCGCTTCATCGGCGGCTCTGGTAATTGCGGATCAGGCACCGGCACGAGCGTCAGTGTCAAGATCGACCAGTTGTGGGAAGCCGCCTGGGTACCTATTGCACCTCCTGTGTCATTCGTGCTCGTGACCTTGTAAACCGTGGCAAAGGAACACGTCGTTCCTGTGGCGGACGTGAGATTGTCTGCCGTGAAGCCGGCAGGAGGATTGCCGCTTGTGAATGCCGCATTACTGTCGCACACGGCTATCGCGATCACTAGCCGATTCGGACCTGATACTGTCGCGAAGTCTCGTGAAGGCGACGCAGTGGTTTGGGTTGTTGCACCATTTAGCGGCGGGGAGGAGATCGTGTTGCTGTTGATGTGAGCGTCTTCCCACGGGTTACCTGTGTTCCTGCATCCACGGATGATGTACGACAGCGAGAACTGGTCAGTTCCCGCCGCCGTGATCGTCGGCGCCGCGTCGTTCGTTGCCGTCGCACGTCGCCACCAGTAGGCGACATCAGGTGCATTCGAGTCACCGAGCTTGGTCCAGCCTGCGGAGATCGACTGCGCGAGTGATGCTCCCGGCTGGTTCATCGACGCGATGATGATGATGTCATCGATCTGATGCGCAGGAACTGCCGGAACAGTGCTCGCCGCGCCGGTAATATCCGTTGCTATCGTGCCGCCGTTTGAGATGAATGAAGGAGCAGTGGGCATCTAATTCTCAAGGTAATAGTAACCGCAGACAGTGCCCTTGTATCGAGCACCGTTATACATGACTCCATCGAAGGCAAAGCAGTTCAAGCGCGTCGAGTAAAAGCCGTTGAACCTTGGAGGCTTTTTGTTCCTAGGAATAGCGACGATCAGGACGTTGACTGGGTTCGACGTGTCTGCGGCAGGCGTGTAATACATCGCGGCATCTGTCGCGCTGTCTTGATCGAAGAAGTCGAAGGTCGTTCCGTCAGGAACGCTCGATGCATAGAGGGCTTCTCCGTTGCTGACAGCGACGGCGAAGTCATAGTCGGTCATCTGCGCTAAAACGCCCGCTGTCGCGAGCAGAAGCACGAGAAATAGAGGAATAATGCGTTTCATAGTGTGTTGGTTCTCCTTGTCTAGTTTTGAAAGTCTTTAGCGTTTAACAAACCTTTGAATGCTGTCGGCGCGTATTCGTCGAACAGCTTGTCGGCATTGACGACATCTTCCGCAGTCATGCGCATGAGTTCGTCGATGATGATCTTGCGGTTAGCTCCAGGCTCTGCTTGTGCGTCTGCGGCGGCGACGGCGCCTGGGCTATTGCCTTGGATGCCGATCTTTGCGGCAGCCGCGCGAGGCTCAGGAACATCCGCCTTGTCTTTGCCTGCGGAGAGCTTCGCCATTTCGTCTGCGCTGATCGAGCCGTTGTCGTATTGAGTGCGCGCCGTCTCTGTCTCAAGAGCTTTGACCTGGGCGTCGCGAAGAAGCTCAGAAGCGCGAAGCTCAGAGAAGCGGAACTTCGCTTTTGCCTGAATGCCTTTCGCTTGCAAAGCGACATCGAAGTGATCTTCAAGGATCGATTCTGTGTAGTGCTGGATGCTCTTGATGCCTGCGGCGTATATCTCCCATTGGCGGTTCGCATTCGCTTCACTCACGCCGTCAGTCGTCGCCATGAGCAAAGGCATCGTCTTCAGCGCTCGCGTCGCCATGCGTTCGAGCATCTTGAGCAGACCATCGACGACGCCGAGGCTCGATGCGTTCATCGTGCCTACTGGCTGGTTGACAGTCACGACCTCAGTGTGGACGAAGGTGTCGTCAGGCTTCAGCTTGCAGTAAATATCCTGCACCTCAGCGACGATCTGATCTGCCATCGACTTGAGTGCCTTCATGTCTTTTTGCTGAGCCTGTGGCACCATGTTGCGAAGCTTGTCGATGTTGACAGCGATGTCCACACGCGGATATCCTTGCTGTCTGATCACTCGCCGAAGGTCTTGCAGTGTTGCGATCAAGAAGAAGCACACGAAGATCGCAGGACGTGCGAGAGGGCGTCCGCGGTTCGTTCTGAAGAAGCTGTGGATAGGAACGTAGGCGACTGTCGGGATGTTGAGATCGACAAGCTGACCGAACTGCCGCTGGTATATCTTCCAGATCATGCCGCGTGTCGGATCGTTTATGCGATGCGATTCGAGTGAGTCAGGATCGATCGGGCAGAGATCGACGAATTCTCTCCCTCGTTTGTCGAGCACGACTTCACTCGCCAGCCCGCCGCGCAGGAACGCGCTCATGAAATACTTCACGAAGATCACCTCAGGCGCTTTGTAGAGGACCTTGAGGCGATTCATGCACTCCTGAAGGTAGTCCTGCCCTTGCGGTATCTGCTCGCCGTTCTCAGGATCCTTGACATCGACCGCATCGAGTTCCCAGCCTGGGCAACACATGATCAAGAAGTCAAAGAGCGCGCGAGACATCTCAGGCGACGCATTCGAGAGCATTTCGAGAAGCTTCGGCTGCCGCATGTTGCGGATCATGCGCTCGCTGTATTCGAAGATGTCGCGAGTGTCTTCGTCGGCACCGATCTGCATGAATTCTGTGATCTGAGTGTTCCAACGAATGTCAGCCTGGGACTCAACTGAGGCTCTGCCGCCAGATGCACCTGCGCGACCTACGTCATTGAGTGCCCGCGAGTCTTCTGTCTCGCTTTCGTAGCCATATTTCGGCTTTTTCTTCTTGAGATTGACCTTGCGGATGTCTTCTGCGCTGATCACAAAGCCGGCAAGCTCTTGTGCTGTAGGCATGCGTTCCTCAGTCAGATCGATGACTGTCATTTGAGATCGTAGGAGATCGCGGAGCGATAGGAAGGCATTTTTGATGCTTGAGCGAATTGACATGAAAAGAAGCCTCCGAACAAAAGGAATACGCTGAAAAGATAAGACGTTAGGCTACTTTGTGTCAAACAATGAGGAATTCTCTTGACATCATTTGCGGATCGTGTAAAATGCAGAGACGCACGCAAGTCGTGCCATGATCTGAAGAAAGGAGAAACACAATGGGATCTTTAATTGGAGACGAAAAGCAGAAAGACTGCATTTGTGATCACGCTGTAGGAGCATGCACGAGGTTTTCGAAATGCGATATGATCGATTGCAAGTGTGCAAAACGCAACCGCGGAGAGAAGCACAGCGACACCGCTCTGCGCTTCGCACTGAAGCAATGTCTGACGCTGGTCGCAGGCGTCGCGCTCATGACCGTCGCCGTGCTGATCTTCGTAGGATGCTTTCTGCTCAGCGAAAGCGAGGTCATCAAGATCAGAGAAGCGATCTTTGGAGGTTAAATGAAACAAATAGGAGAGAACACAGACTTCACCGTCGGCATTCTGCGCAAGCTATTTGCCAACAAGGTAGCAGTCGAGCGCATCGAGGAGGTGATCTTATTCGACACACAAGGAGATCCTCCGCACTATCGCGTCGCGAATTTTGACATCATGCTTCCTGAAGCGGGACGTCCTCATTGGGAAGTGATCGCTTGGTACGGCGGCAATCAGACATTCGACAACCCAGAGGATCCTTCCGAGTGCGAGCTTGGAACTTTTCGGACGTTTGAAGAGGCAGTCGCAAAGGTTTGGAGCACTATTGCCGCAGAGGAGCTTTCGAGCTTTTGGGAGAACATGATCGGCGATCTGATCGAGGAGCAACAAAATGTCTGACAGCATAGAAGCCGCGAGGGAGTTTTTAATGAGTCGAGCAGGATCGTTCCCTGAAGACCCACATCCGACTGTGATAGAACTCGCCGCCTTCGCAGACCAGATATCCGAGCAGCGGGTAAAGGCTGAAAGGAAACGGCTGTACAAAGAGTTGGACAAACTAGGTAACCACTCGAATCATCGGGCAGATTTCGGATACAAAGTCGATTTATGGATGGAGACTGAATTTGCCGAGGAGATAGGAGGAACCGATGTATCAAAAGACGCATGACTACATTCTCACGTGGACGCCGAAAGGACAGCTTTGTGCGGCGATCTGCAAAGTGAAAATCTTTCACGAGAAGAAATACCTAGGAGTTGATCGATTCATCATCTTCGTCTCAGAGATGCCGAACAACCCAGGTATGAGCGTGACGAACGGCTTCGAACAGATCGCCATGGAGATCATCGAGCGCGACTTCTTAGAAATAGTGGCGCGCAACTTCGTCGGCACAAACTTTACTTGGGTTGAGCACTGGGCGAAGGATCCGAAGCTGAAGCTCGAAGAAACTTTCGACACTGTGACGCTGACATGGCGAGATCGTCGTCTGGCTCTGCCGCAGTGGAAGCGTGTAAGCTGGTACACACTGTCGCGTATATTAGAGATCGAAGGAGAATTCAAAGACACTTGACACGATCTGCAATCTGTGTATAATTCGAGCACGCAGTCACGAACTGCCACGATTAACGACAAGGAGAATCAAAACAATGAGTTTATCTGACGACGAATTTCGTGCCGCATTTGCCCGCGGAGCCAAGCGCGCTCGTGACGGTCGTGGTCCAGTTCCAGACGGAGCAAAGTTTCTCAGTGAATCCCTTCGCAATGGCGACAAGTTCGTCGAGCGCTTGGACAAGTCTAGTAAACGTGAGCTTGCAGATCACATGATCAACGAATGCGAGAAGCGTCCGTCACTGCTCGAAATGGCAGGAGCCAATGAATACAGACTCGACCCGAACGACATGGGCTCTTTCCTACTCGGTCCGTCGATCAACTTGCTCAAGAGAAAGTCGCCTGAGGTATACGAGCTTTTCTTCAAGAAGATATACAAACACGTTGATAAGTGGCACGACTGGCGGTGGCCGAGCTTCCTGCTCTCGTGCTATGCGGCGATGTTCATGGACGGCACCGCAGACCACACAGTCGATGTGCGCGAGATGGCGATCTTTCTCGCTCAGTGGACGAAAGAGGACATGCCTATCTATTTCATCGAGCCTGATCTGCTCGAAGCGTGTCTTCAGACGAACCCGCCGACAGACATCGACGTGTCTGATCTCAAGCTTCCGCACCCAGGCTTTATCATGATGTTGCCGAGGGGTAAGTTCAAAGAGGCGAACGAGGACATTCCCTACATCGCAGTCGCGCGATATGAGCCAGACTTCTTCAGACGTAAGCACTCGATCCATGGAACGACCATCGACGTTACCATCGAAGGAGACTTCGACAAACTTGATGAACCTGAGTTCACCGTCGCGACGACGCGAGAAGGCACCTTTCACACGACGACGATGCGCACCATCGCGAGCAAGATCCCTGAATTGCTGAAAGAAGATCACATCGACATCAAGTGGCGCACGACAGACACGGACGAGGTCATCGCTATCGCTAACCGCACGCGCATCCTGCACGTAGCGCTCAACTTGATACTGGCTATGGAAGCCCGTCCAACGCTCATAGAGCGTGGAAGAAAGATCACTCAGCACAAGAGAGATCGTAAGCAGGAAATATGGCACCCGAACATCATCGGAAGCAAGTATCAGTTCAAGCATGTCACAGGCGGCGTCGAGAAAGGCAGTCACAGTTCGCCACGCTTTCACTGGCGCCGCGGACACTTCAGACGGCAAGGCATCGGTCCTCGGCTCAACAAATGCACCTGCGGTGATCTCTATGATCAGCACGTCAGACACGACGACGCGCCTGATGCATTCTGCAAAGTGACGGACTGCCGATGCACGAACTTCACACGAGCGGACAAGAAGTTCGACACATATCAAACGATCTGGATCGAGCCGATGATGGTCAACTTCGAGATCGAGAAAGCCACATGAGCCGCCCACAGAGGTGCGGAACGTGCGACTGCGATCATGAGACAGAGAGCTTCGAGACACGAGTGCCGAAGCTTCCAAAGCTGAGAGTGATCTGGTGCGGAGAATGCGTTCGAGTAAAAGGAGGAAGAGAGATGTCAAATCACAATAGCAAAAGCTCGCGAGATGCAAAGCTCGCATGGCTGTCAGATCACCGCGATCTCTGGGAGAAGCATCCGCCGCCAATGCCAGTCGGCAAAGAGCGATCTGCTTGGATGCAGAAATACGGCACGCAGATCGTCGCTCAGATGCAAGCGGCAGGACTGATCAGCATCAAGACGAATGTTTACGATGTCAACGTGCCGCGCATGATATTCGAGATTAACGAACAAGGGTAGGAAGGTACGAGCGAGCAAGGGCAGTGATCTTAAATCTATCAATACGAAAGGAGAGTGAGGATGAAATAAACTTTGAGAAAAAATAGGTTATAGTTTGCTTACCTATTAGGACGAAAGAAGAGGCTGATCAGCGCGATCAGCCTCTTTTTGCGTCATAGATCAAGCGGAGAGATTAAACGCCGCCAGTCGTGTCATCGACAGGAAGCGTGCTGTCTGCGGCGCCAGTCGCCGGTTCAGTGACTTCCTGAAGATCAAAGCTCGTGACGTTCTCAGGTGCGGTGGTGATCGTACCTGTACCAACGACCGGAGCGACTTCATCGTCGCCTTTGAGCGGATCGCCATCAGCTTGCAGGGTGACCGTCGCCACGCTCGCGACAGTGTTGCCGTTATGTGTGACGCTGAGCGAAAGTTCATCGTTCGGATCCTGCGCGACTGAGTAGTCGGCAGACAGATCGCTTCCGTCGTCGAGCGCCGTCGCAGAGACAGAAGCCTTGGCGGTGCCGTGCTCGTAATCAGAACCTACCGGACCGACAGGCGTCGCCTTGAATTTTGTAGTTGCACCAAATGGTTTTCTCATTTCTAAATTTTCTCCTTTGATTGTTTGTCCGTCTATTTCAACGGCGAAAGCGAACCTCACACGCTGTCGGCGGTGACATCGAACTTCGTCGCCGTAGCCGATATATGCCAACCAGACGAGGAGGTCAAAAGCCTTGCGTGCGATGTGTCTATTCATGGATTTATAACACGCTGAGCGTGTCGCTCTTGATTCTATTCCACACGCAGACGCTTGTCAAAGCATCGATACATCAGCCCGCGCGCGATGTCTTCGAGGACCTTGGCACTGAGCTTTTGACTGTGGAGGCGCCGCATTGGTCGTCTCGATCTGAAGAGGAGACGGCTGTTCCAGACTCGAAACTCGATCAGTCCTGCGTAGTGCGGAAACGGATCGCCGCGCTTGAGCATGCCTTCAGGCGTGATAAAGGCATAGTAGTTAGGGCACCAGCGAAGCTCAGAGGGTTTGATCGTCTTCTCGTATGCAGAGCGAAGCACCTCATGCTTGTGCCTCTTTGATCCGGTCTTCGCTCGAAGCTCGCACATATAATCGGCACGACTCAGCTTGATCTCATAGTCGTAGGTGAAATGTGCGCGCGTGATCAAGAGCAGATCAGACTCAGCGGCGTGGACGTGAGAATTGCAGATCGCCAGGTATGGCGTCTTTTCACAGTAGAAATTATTCGCGACGATGCGCTCTGTGATCTTCATGTGTTGGTTCGACAGGAAAGATCGGTGCTCTGAATGCATCGCCACACTTCTCGGCGTGCTGTCTGTGCTCTTGGTTGACTGCATCGATGGCTGCCCAGACATCGCCGTCGCGAGTATCGACTATTCCAGAGAGACCGCATCTGCGGCAATTCCACTCAAGTTGCATCGCCGTTCCTCCTCGCATAGAGGACAGTGCCGTGAGGTAGATCATTCAGAGAATAAAGCTTCTCGATGATCGGACCATTCGAGTCTCCTTTCGTCGCGTCGATCATGCCTGCGGCGACAACATCTGCCTTCTCGAAGTCAAAGACTCGCGGCGTCACTGAGCACGTCTTGATCACATGCTGTGCGAAGGCTCTGATCGCTTCGACTTCAGGCGTGCCTTCAGGATATCTCACACACAGATAGTCTTCGACAAAGCTCTCCCATGATGTTTGCTCCATATTCGTTATCCTCCGTAAGGTAGTGTTGCGGCGTCGTCTTTTGCCTCTTGTCCTGTCGTCTTGATCATCGGCTGGATCATGCACCAGTCGTTCCCTGTCGAGGCGTTCGGCGCGATGATCGTCAGACCGCCTTGCGGCTTCCATCCGCCTTCTGCGAGCTTCGCCTTTACCTTCGAGACAAGATCAAGCGCCACTGCTTTGTAATCAGGGCCTTCAGATACACATCCGTTATAGTCGGTTATTGTCATTTTTCATTCTCCTCCAAACCATCCGTTTTTAGTTGAACCGAGCAAGAGCAAGCTCTGATCATCATTTTGATCGAGATCATTGAGATCAGCAAGAAAGGCGCCATAGCATGACATCGACTGCGCGACAGCCGCGTCGATTCGCTTCGAGTCAACCGTAGTGCCTTTGACGATGCGCAATTTCTCGCCTTCGCTGTATTTCGCTTTACACGCCGCGAGGTGCTCGTAGAAGTCCTCTCTGCCTTTCGGGATCCAGATCAGCCCGTCTTTGTAGAGGTGATAAAGCATCGTATCTGCTCTCGTGCGCATCTCGCCTTGGTTGAATTCGATCACGTCGATGCCATAATCCATGAGGTTGAGCCTGATCTGATGAAGCTGGTACGGATCGAAATAGACAGGCGTGATGTACTTCTCCTGTTTTGCGTCGAAGTAGGAGCGCAAGAGGTTCGCATCATAAAGCTCTTTGACTTTCGTCTCGACAAGCTCATGAAGATCGGCGTCCTGTCCGTGCGGATCGTGTATCTCGATGTACGGCGTGCAATAAGACTCGCCTTGTTTATCAGAGCCTACGAGAGCGATGCTGTCGTGTCGCATCGCCGCGTCCACAGCAAGCGTGAAAGGACGTGCATCTTTCTCGTAGGCTTTGATCCAGTTCGACTCGACTTTCGCCGCATCGATCCACGCAGGCTCAAGCATCTCGCTCGAAGACGCTTGCCAGCGGTTCTGCATGAGTCTGATCGCTTCTGTCCTAGGCAGGTTACGTGACTCGCGCTTGTAGGCTTCATCAGTCTGCCATGGAAGTCGTCGATCATGATCCCAGAAGATGAACATCTCCTCCTCAGGTATCTCGACACATGCAGGCCGCTGATCTGTGATGATGTCGTCAAGCTCTGCGACGTAATAAGCGGCGCTCGTGTTCGGCTCGCTTCCGTCTTGCAGTTCCTTTTCGTCAACACTTGTCCACGCCTTCAGGAACAGGCGGAGAAGGGTTTTCGACTCGTCAGTGTAGCCAGCGTAAGTCTCGATCCAGCGCATCGACACGCGACGTGTCTCGACAGGCATCAACTCAGCAAAGAGTCTTTCATCAGTCTCGCTCTTGAAAGCCCATATTTCTGTCCACAGCGTGAGGCAATACGAGTCACCTGCCTCGGTGCTCGGATTGTTCGGCAGTGCTTTGACTTGCGTGCCGTTCGGCAGGAATATCTCAGGCTTTGAATTGACTGCCGTCTTCACGTCGCCTCCGAGAGCTTTCAGCATAGGCTTCATTGATCGATAGACACGATCTTGCGCCTGATCTTTCTTGTTGGCTATCGCGAGCACGACATTAGGAGGATCGACAAGCGCGGCGAAGTAAGCTCCGACACATGCGGCGATCTGCGTCTTGCCGCACTTCTTCGGCTGTGACCAGATGATCGTCGTGTACTTCGAGAGACGCCCATTGTAGCCTCCGGGTGGAAAGATGTGGCGCAGTATGCGCTTCTGAAATTCTTCGAGGACGATCTTCTTCGGCGGCTTTCGAGGATCGTCGAGCTTGAGCGTGACTTCGTTCACCGAGGTATAGTCGTAGCAGTTCTCCTCGATCCATTCGTCGATCGGTTGCAAGAGATCGAAGCGCACGTCGCCGTCAGGCACGATCTGCTCGACGTGAGACGTGTTGCGAGCGCGATCATGTGCATCGAGCTTCGCGCGAAGCTCTGAGGCTTCTTGATCGTAAAGACGAATAACCTCTCGCGTGGAGAGGTTCGTTGGGAAGAAGAAACGATTAACCTTGAGGTCAGGCAGTGTCATTTGCCACGATCTGTCTCGACTGCTGTGAGCACTTCTGGCGTACACGGCACATACGTCATCGTCGTGTTCCAATGTCCGTTGACGTATAGCGTGACGAATGCAAAGCACTGGCTCGTCCTAGGATCTTGGTAATAGATCGTGTTCTGCTCCATCCGTGCAGTCGTGACACACGCCATGAAGATCAGCGGCGCGAGAAGCGCGAGCGTTATGTAGAGACCGAGCCAGATGGTTTTTGTCGCTTTCATAGTTCTCCTTACATCGCATCATGCTCTGGCAGATCAGACGCACGAGGTGCCGGCGTCTCTGGCGATGTTGTGACGAGCGGCTTCGAGAGATCGAAGTCTGGACGTTTGCGATCTGTCTCCATTTGCTTGAATGCGAGATCGACTCTTTGCTTTGCTTCAAGGAGCTTCGTGCTGAAGCCAACAAGTGTCTCGAAGACACGAGCCATCTTCTCAGGATCCTGCTTATCGACATACTCTTTGCGGCTGATGTGGATGGCGATCTGTTCGGCGCTTGTGAGGCAGGTGTTTGTGGCGTTGGCGATGCGTTGGTTGACGGAACCGAGTTCGGCCAGCTCGATCTTCTGCAATTGCTCTGGCGTCGCTTTCGAGCGCCATGTGCTTACAGTGCTCTTGGCGAGACCGAGCAGGTCTGCGACTTCAGTGATCGACATGCCGCCATAGATCATGAGAGCAAAGGCTTGATTTTTCAGGTAGTTTCGCATTGACGGCGAGAGGTACGACTTCTTGCCGAGCACGGCGAATTCTACTTGGTTGACTTCATCGAAGTCGCCATCTTCGTTGATCTGGGACATGATCTTCGTAAATGGCGGTATGATCGCTTGACGTGAGAGCGAGGCTCCGATGCGTCCTTTCTCGGATTCTGATCCGTGATCTGCGTCTGAGTTCCCGTTTGTCTTTGCCATAATTTTTGAGATCGGCGCGCTGATTTAACGCGAATTGTTTTTCTCGTATTCTGCAATTGAGGTGAGTGTGCTGTCAAGAAAAGCATTTACAGCCGAGGTAGAGAAGAAGACGGCTCACAAGATCAGTGCTCTGCCACGAACAACTTGATCGAGTTCACCTGAGCCGTCCTTTCGTTTGGTAGGTGTGCTCTTGATCTCTCTTAAGCGGTTGAGCCCCGCGATCTTGAGCGAGGTCAGTATAACAGACGCAGAAAATGGCGTCGAGTGATTACCAGTCGTCTCGGCGCCATTCGCTGTTTTTTTCAATAAGGAGGTTTAACAATGTCCCCATCAACGTCCAAGCACAACCAAAGACGCATCTGAATTCAAAATCAACCGCTTTGATCTTAGCGCTACGGAGCGACTCGTGTCAACACACTTTTATTTTCAACGAAGTCGATCTCGAATCCGTCTCCGTTATCGAATGCAGTATTGAAGACAAACGCTGGCGGATCGAAGGTGTGAATGCGAGCTTTCGCGCTGATGACGTAATACTTGCAACACGGCACGAGCACAGAGTAGTAGCCGAAGCTCGAAGTCACGGCGAATGCGACTGGCAGTGCGAAGTCTGGATCATAGACAGTTATGATCGCACGAGAGATCGGCAGTCTGAGCCCTGTCGCTGTGAGTGTGTAGGCACGGCCTGAAACTACTGACTGAGCAGGCATGGTGATCGCGAGGATCGCGAGTAGTGAGATCAAGATGATCAGTTTCTTCATGTGTGGTTCCCTCCCTGGTTTGATCGCTCTGTGGGCGATTCGGCGAGAGCATAGCAAATTATTTTGCAAAAAGACACAAAAATGCGGAAAAAGTGTCGAAAAGGGCTGTTTTTCGATGTTTAGCCTAGGATAATGCTTGACACGTATTGCAAAGAGCGTAAAATAGAGCTTGTCAGCACGACTGACTAAGGACGAAGACAATGGAAACAATCATCAAAACACACGCAAGATACAAGATAAACGAGATCAACTCGACATGCTTCACGCTTCATTACACGCTGATCAAGAATGGCAAGGCGTGGGGAACGTTCTACTACATTCGCAAGGGCGCCGACGCGATTGTCCGAAGTGAGTATGCAATTCATGAAGGGTGGTCGTCACGCGAGATCGTCGATGCGAAGATCGCAGAGAACGAAGCGAGACTCGCGAGCAAATAGCGAGAGGGCGAAAGCCTTCTCTTGTGTTGACACGTTTTGCAAAGCGTGTATAATCATGACAGCACTCACGAAGTGCCAAGGAGAAAAACAATGACAACGAAAATAGAAGCAAGACGATCAGCAAACCGCGGCGACCTTTTCATCAAGCCTGGCAAAGACAAGCTTGTCCGCCAATACAATAGCGACGTGATCGACTACAACACAGGCTCATACTACTTCCCGACTGAGATCGAACTGGTCACGATCTTGAGGTCCGGCGATCTGACTCAGAAAGAACGAGACGAACTGAAAGTCATGTATGGCGACTTTGAACTGACGATGCACGAAGGCACGATGGGAGCACATCCTTCTGATCTCTCCTATGCGACTGTCGATGATCTGATCAACGCCCTTCGAGCGTTCTCACCTGACGGCACGAAGCCTGTTGAGATCAGCCTCGGGCAGTACAACAAAAAGTATCCTGTCGCATACATGAAGATCGATTCCCTTCAGTCGAACGGGCAAGACATCCGCATCGTCTGCTCGCTTCCGAACGACATGAGAACATCGACACGCAAAAGCTAATCAGCAATGTCTCCCACGACATTTACAATCGCCACGAGCGATCAAGGAGAAGAAAATGAAAACGATCAAAGTCGAAAACAAAAAGTATAAATCGAACGAAGTCATGAGCACGATCACTTTTGCAGTCGCGAAGCGCGAGTCTGACAATGCGTCGAATGTGTTCATCAAGAGCATCGAATCAACCGGGCGTTATGCTGGCCTCCAGCGTATGTTCGAACAGCCTGACGTGCTCGTGAAGCGTGTCGGGCAGATCGAGCGGCTAGGCGACGGCACCTTCGAGGCGAAGCTCGCAAGTCGATACAGCCCGAACGGGCCTCTGAGCTTCGTCAAAGAGACGCAGAAAGACGCTCTGATGGGGCTCGTGGCGTCGCTTGAATACTTCCAGAGTTATGCTGAGAAGCTTGTCGATCTCACGCTTCCTTATCTACAGTCGAAGCGCTTCGAGCACATGTGGACTGATCTTCGTCGCCAGTTTGATCGCGTCGGCGAACGGTACCAGAAGATGTTCGCCGAGATGACGACAGGGATGGATGCCGCGAATCCTGGAACAATCATTCATCAGCTTGAGTGGAGAGCAGACGAAATGCTTCATCTCGCTCACCTGCAAGGCTACGCACTGCGCATCATCAAGCAACTCGAACGGCTGACGGTCGCAGACGGCGAGACTGTGATCGTCAAGACGGCTGATGCACGACATGCGATGACGATCTTCAGAGACAAGCTTGTCGAGATTCGCGAGGAGCTTACTGAGTCTCTCCTGCGTCGCAAGTCGTGGGGACAGACATCGAGTGGCACTGGTCAGCGTATGAGCGCCTGTGCTGATGCGGATGCACAAGCTGACATGATCGATCTGCTCAAAGACGCGGTCCGATTGATCGATTCTGATCTCAAATAAAGCGATGCGATACACAATGACCAACCCGTGCAACCTTTGCCCTTTCAGAAACGACGACAAGCGTCTGACAGTGCATCCAGATCGTCTCCGCGAGTTCGCTCGCGGAGCTTTTGTTTGTCATCAGACTGCGGAGCTTTTCGAGAGTGACGACTATGAGGAGGAAAGCGGCTTTGTCGATGCAGGAGAATCGAGTCAACACTGTGCAGGCTCGTTGATCTTCCACGAGCATCTTGAGTGGCCGCATCAGATGATGCGAATCGCAGAGCGCCTAGGCATGTACGACAGGACGAAGCTCAACATGGATGCACCTGTCTTCAAGTGCTGGGAGGAGGTCTACATAGCAGACGACATGGCAGATCAAGTCGAGTCTCAGGGGTTCATGAAGAAGATCACCGACTGAAGCTTGATCGAGAGCCTGACTTGCTGAGCGCCTCGCTGGAAAGCGGGGCGTTTGGCGCTTCTATCTCGACAAGAAAGCTTCGACCGTCGCCTCCGAGCGCGAGTGCGCAGTCGTCGCAGAAGTTCTCTCTCAGAAACGGCTTTTGGAAAGCGGTGCGCAGGTGCTCTGGAAGCTCTGAGATCGCTGTGTGTGTCGCGAGCGCACTGCACTTGTCGCCGTCACGGAAAAGCCCTCCATCGCACTCCAGCTTCACGAGCGACGTGTTTATCCGCCCTGGCATCAGGCGAAACTCGATCACATTCTCTGGGATCGTGCTGGTCTCGATGTCTTTGCTCGCATTAAGCAGGTCCTTCAGTCGTTTCATCCACTTCATATTCTCTCCTCATTTTGCGGTATATGTTGCTCGCAAGCTGATCGTTTCTCGCATTATCGACATATTTCGCGATGAAGTCATCGTCACCACTCTCGAAAGCCCTTCTCAGGGCGGCCGTCGCGTCGCAACCACGCAAGCAACTGACAGCGATCTCCGCTTGCTTCTGATCGACGATCCTCATGATCGAGACGACTGCGAGCGCACTGTCTTTGATCAGGTCCTCGATGATCGTGTCGCCGTCGATCTTGATCTGGTTCTCAGCACACGCGAGACGAAAGGCACTGATCAGCTTGTCGCGCGTCTCGGCTTCTTCATCATTGAGGTCCTCTTTGTTGTTAAAGATCACCTGCGAGACGTGCGCGACGACATCGCACTCGATGGTTCCATTGATGTCGCTCAGATCCTTCGTCGTCATCTCTTTGACTCGGATGCCCAATGTCGCCTGTGCGCCTGTGCTCAAGTCTTCGAGGTGCACAGTGAGCGGCTCCTGCGACACGAAGCTGGCTCTTATCAAGAGAAGCTGGTCGCGCCCGCTTGTCGTGAACATGATCGAGTCTTCGTCTCTCGTGCAGGTGCTCGCGAGATCGACATTTCCAGTGAACACTCTCAATATAGGAACCTCCCAATGATAACGATGAAGCGTGTCGTCATGATGCCTCCGATCTGTGATACCGAATCGCTCCTGAGGTAAACAGCACAACGGGTTTGGTTGCCGTTTTCATAGAGGGCGCCAAACAACTCTTGTCCATGGAAGCTCGCCTTCGCCAGTGCTTCAGTGAGCGTCCTGTCCTTTACCTCGATGCCATAGCCGTGCGGCAAAAGCACGGCATCCTTCTCTATGATCCCAACGTCTGGAATCTCGATGACAATCGTCGCCTCATTCATAGTGCTCCTACAGGCAGAAAGCCTTTCATGATCAGAGTCTCCTTTGCGATCTGAAGCTCGCGAGCACAGACCTCGCAGAATGCAGAGCGCTCCTTGTCCATGATCTCCATCAGCCGCTTGACATTCTGAGTGTCGACCTCTGCCCATGAGCGCTGAGCGCAGAAGCTTAAGAAGCCGTCAGTCTCAGTCAGTTCGAGCAAAGCGACGTGCCAGCGGTGGTGATCTTTCTTGAATTTGTAAAAGAGGATCTTCTTGCAGAAGAATTTTTCATTCTCTGGCGTGATCAGGTCGAAGTCCTCAAGGCGTTTTTCGTTTCCCATATACGAAATAATAAAACTTTTTGCCCGCATACTGCGCGAACAATGACGCGAGAGTCTCCTCGAAGGTCCACGATCTCTCTCGTGTATAGACGACAAGCTCCTGCAGGAGCTTCACCTTCGATGGAAATACCTTTGTGCTGAGAAAGATCGTGAGTGCTTCTTCGAAGTGCGTGTGGATGTGATCGACCTCGAATTCATAGACGGCGTGCTCTTTGATCGCCCAGGCAGGAACGTCGATCTGTGGTCGTGCATTGAGTTTCATGAGAATGCCGGCAACCTCTCCCACAAAGGCTGCCGGCTATTCGAGACAGACCGTTTCAAAAACGTCTACCACGTCCGCCTGTCTCGAAACTTATTCAACGTCGAGCTTATCGATCTCGCTCACGTTAGTCTTTTTTTTAGTGATCTTGATGCCCCACTTCTCATTGAGGACGACCGTGTCGCCGTCGTCGAGATCGTATGTCGGAACATTCGTGCGGCGCATCTCCTCGATCAGATCGTCACGAGCGACGACATACTCATTCCGAAGCTGAAGCATGCCGTCGCGCTTCTGCTTGCAGAGATCGCCGAGCTTCTTCAGGCGCTTCGAGACGACCGGCTTCACGCCTGGTAGAAACGTATCTCCTTTCGAGTTCGCATCGACCTCAACCATTTCGTCGTCAGGATCAGGTATCAGGTTATCGTCGGCTATTTCTTCAGCTGGGGCCGACTTCTTCTTTCGTGGCATGTGTTGGTTCTCCTTTGTTTTAATTTTCGAGATGCAGGATCTCTGTGATCGTCGGTCGCGGTTCGCCATACTTGACCGTCTCGACGTGTTCTCTCGTACAAATTGGTGGAGCAAGAAGTCGCTGTCGCTCATGATGCAGAGCAGTGACTTGCGACTGAAGTCGCGCGATCTTTTCGTCACGATCTGCGACTTGTGTGTCATAGAGCGACTTGATGACGAAATAACTGACGATGATCGACATCGTGCAGGCGATGATCACGAGCATGTTCATCCTGTTATCGGTTCATTCTTTCTGCGCTTCGCTTCTTCGATGTGCGGATAATTCTCTTTGAAGTGCGCCTTCAGTTTTTCGAGACGGTAGAAGATCGCACCTTCTCTGATCTCGTAATGAACCTTCTCCTTGAGTTCGTTTTGCTCGCGCATCGCATAAAGCATCGTGCGTGATGCGCACCAGTCTTCCTTCGTCGCATCCTTCTCTTGAATGAATGCGTCTTTGTCCTTCACCTTCGAAGGCTTCGTCGCAAGCTCTGTGATGAAATTCTCGACGCGACGCACGAGTGTCGCACCTCCTCGCAGAGCATTCGAGCTTGCCCGATCGGCGATGTCTTTCTCGACGATGATCCTTAGATTTTTTGTCCCTGTGTTCATAACACTGAGCACGATTGTAAGAAGACGTTAACTGCAAGTCAAGTAATTTTACTAATATCTTCACAGCCTAGGATTAGACGAATTATGTTCCACGGCTCAAACATAGAACTTGACATCATTTGCAATGTGTGTATAATCGAAGACAGCACTCACGAAGTGCCAAGGAGAATGAGAATGCTACAAGTCAACTATTCAACATCGTTAGTAACTTTCAAGGACGGCGAGTTCGTCGCTGAAGCTTCGACGCTTGGGATCGCACCTGGGCGTCGCCCGTCGGGCATCACTCTCAAGAGCGACAAGACTGGTCGCTGTGCGACTTTTGCCTACATGACGACAGTCGTCAAGTTCGGCGAAGTCGTCGCGTGGCGCTACGTGCCGACACGTCTTGCATGGACTGACAATCGCAAACTACGAGGCACGAGCCTCGTGATCTTAAACGACTAACGCGAGCACGACTCGCCAAGGAGATCGAAATGAAACAAGGAATCCGAAAACCCATATTTGCTGACGGCGAGCGCGTCGTCAGATCAGTAGGCGAGAAGAAGATCGTCACGCTCAAAGGTACGCCTGAGTGGAACGGCACCACATTCATGTACGCCTGTGAAGAAGATGCGATGCGATGCGGAGAGGATTATCTTCGCATCACTCTCAAAGAGGACGCAGTGGCACAAGAGCTTGCTCCTCGTGCTCTTGAGCGAGAGAAATATGAGACGACGAAGGACTTCGCGAGCAGACTTTTGGCGAGCATGTTCCAAGAAGTCTTCGCACACACAGGACGCGAGATGCCTGCCGAGATGTTTGATCGTGTGAGCGACTTCACGACTCAGATGCTGGATGCGGTATATGACACGTATCACGTCGAAGGGAGGTCATTGTAATGGCGACACGTCTGAATAAAACGATCAAGCGCGTCACTGAGAGCATCGTCTTCGAGCGAGGCAAGACTCGACAGATCGTCGTCTCGATAGAGCCGACACGCGATGGCTCTTCCATTGGGCTGAAGCTTTTGGGCAATCGCGACACGTACCGCATCGGCACACAGTCTGTCCTCAACATGGCGATACGTCATCATCAAGACAAGATCGAGCGACGTACAAAAGCGATCATGAAGGCAGAAGGCATCAACCAGCGCTCAGCACGAGCACGAGCACGCAAGGAGCTTGCGAAGGAGTTGAGATGAAAGATTCACAGCGAGGCAAAGTCTATACCGCAGAGTGCGAACTGAAGAAGGAGGGAACGAGGTTCACCTCCTACAATGACATGGTGATCTTCATCGAGAAGATCAGATCAAACGCCTTCCTGCGAAGGCGTTACAACTCACAGCTTAAGCGTCCCATCGGACTGAAGATCAACAAAGGCAAACGTTGGGCGTGGGGCAATGCAGATCACATCACGATACCTGAGTTTGGCGCCTGGGCATGGATGCCCGCTGTCGTCTGTCATGAAGTCGCTCACACGATCACGCTTCGCACGCCTCGCATTCCTCTGATGCAGTATCAGTCCCACGGACGGCAATTCTGTGCCGTGTACCTGAACGTGGTCAGAGCGATGATGGGACGCGAGTCATACGAAGAATTGAAGGCATGCTTCAAAGCTCACGGCGTCAAATTCACTCCCAAAAAGAAGACAGCGCCGCTGTCACCTGAGCGACGACAGACCCTTGTCGCAAGTCTTGAGATAGCACGCGCGACGCTTCGAGTCTCGCTCGCAAACAAGGAGGAGAAATGAGATTCACACAAGAGGAGCAGGTGATCGCCAATGCGATCTCCACACTGGCAGACGATCTCAATGAGAAGATGAAGATCGCAGAACGAAAAGGCATGCAGGTAAACGTCACGCCGACAAAGATCGTCGAGGACGGCAAAGAGGTGCGGCAGATCATGGTCCGCATCATGGCTGAGATCAGCGTCACGAAAGCACCGACACGCTTCAGACGCGATAGGGAGGCGCTAGGAAACCGATGATCATGCAGATGACGGCAAAATATGACAACACTGCTCATGAAGATCGAAACATGCTTCATGTCCTCGCTCACTGTATCAGCCGAGGAGCCGCATTTATGGTCAGCGATGATCGCCGGTACCTTCTCAAGTTCGCGGATACTCGTGGGGCTTTCACACGAAAGGACTTCGAGCTTGCCATAGGTGTCTGTGATCAGACTGCGGCGCATATCGAGAATCATATCGACGCTCTCCTCTCGAAGACAGGACGGGCGCCTGAGACGCACAAGGAACTGAAGATGAAATTCGACGAACTTCAGACCTATTTTGTCGGCACTTTGTGCTTGATGCAGATCAAAGCACAGGCAGGAGAGAAATAACAATGGCAACACTTTTCGCACTCACAGGACGCTGGCTCGAATTGAATGGACGACTGTTCAACTTCGACGGCGAGATCACAGACGCAGACAAAGAGATCGAGATGGATGCTCTGTTCGAGGAGCTTGAGCAGACTATCGATGACGTAGGAGAGAAGATCGATTCCTACATCTACGTGATGGCAGAGAATGATCTTCGAGCAGAAGGCATGCGTGCTGAAGCGAAGCGGCTCATTGAGCTTGCAAACAGATCAGACGCGACGACTGAGTGGATGACAGCGAAACTCTTGAACTTCTTCAAAGTCACGAACCGCAAGGAGCTTCAGACGCCGAAGCACTCTCTGAAGATCAAAGGTGTAGGCGGTAAACGGGCAATGGAGCTTGATATGAAGGACGCGAGCGAGCTTCACAGCGAGAGCTTCACGAAGATGACAGAGCCCGTCGAAGCGAAGCGAGTCATCGACAATGACAAGGTCAGAAAATACCTAGAAGAAGGAGGCGAGCTTTCATGGGCGCGACTGCGTGAGAAAGGTGAAAAGCTCGACATCAAATAAATGCAGATACAGCAAGCGAACAAAGCAAACAAGAAGCTCCGCATCGCTCTCTATGGCGACAGTGGAAACGGCAAGACGCACAGCGCGCTCGACATGGCGCGTGCGTTCGGAGATCGCGTGCTCGTGATCGACAGCGAAGATGGAGCATCGAACAGCTTCAGCGATCTTTTCGCATTTCATGTGCTGAAGATCGACGATCCTACGCTCGACACTTACGCTCTCGCGATAGACATGGCGATCAAAAACCAATCGCAGTTCGACTGCGTGATCATCGACAGCCTGAGTCATGCATGGCAGGACGCGCTGAAGCAAGTCTCGACATTCAGCAACACGACACTGGGCTGGGGCAAGATCACACCGAAGTGGGACTCGATGATGCACAGGATCAAAAAGTTGAATTGTCATGTGATCGTCACGATGCGAGCGAAAACCCGTCAGGAGGGCAACCAATCGTACCTGACCTATGACTCTCGCGATAACTCGGACTATGAGTTCGATCTGATGCTTCAAATGGTCGGCATCAAAAACGACAACGGCATCACAGTCGCGAAAGCACGAGTCACGAAGAATCGATTCAACACCGACAATCCTAAGCTCAAGATCAATGCAGAACTGAATGCAGGCGTCTCGCTGATGAAATACATCATCGAGTGGCAATCGACTGCCAAGGAGGTGACGGATGCCAAAGCTTAAAGACTTCGCAAAGGCAGCCACGATCTGCCAGACAGACGATGACTCGTATGTCGTCGAGGTGATCTACCACGGTGAGCGTCGCACGTTCACCACTCGAAGCCTGTCTCAGGCTTTTACTCACTGCGCGGCCGCTTTTCAAGTGCAACCAGGCCAGACTCGTGAGGAATGGCTCGCAGAGAACCGCGTCAGGTTCGCTAAGCGAAAGGAGAACAATGAACACGATACAATTCATCCACAATGAGATTTGCATTTTCGACATCGAATTCGTTCCCGATGTGAAGCTCGGACGTCGCCTGCTTGGCGATCATGTCGTCAGTACAGGCATTCAGAATGAAGGCGAGATCAAAGCGATTAGCGATCTCGACGACACACACGTCGCCGCGCTCATGCAGGAGATGTATGGGAACGACCGAGGCATCATGAAGACGATGATGTACCAAGTCGTAAGCATCGCCGCTGTGATCAGGCGTTGGAACGGCGAGGTGAAGCTTCAGATCCTAGGACGTCCTGACATCGAAAAGCTCGAAGACTTCAGCGAGCGCGATCTGATCAGCAACTTCATGAATTACGTCGGAACGAAGAAGCCGCAGATCGTAGGCTACGCGACGCACACCTTCGATCTCGTGTCGCTGTGGCAGAGAGCGATTGTCAACAAGCTCCGTGTGCCTGAGTTCTGCTCGCGACCTGGGAAGCCTTGGGAGGATGCTCCTGACTACTTCGCGACGACGAAAGCGCAGAACGGATACAATGTCGATCTCTTGAAGGTGCTTGGGAATTTCAACCAAGAGCAACCGAAGCTGGAACAGATCGCGCTCAGTCTCGACATCCCAGCGAAGATCGGCGGCGACGGCTCGAAAGTCGCAGGCATGTGGTTCAACGGTCAGCACAAGGAGATCATCCAGTACAACGAATGCGATGCGCTCTCGACATACATGCTCTGGCTCAACTTGGTGCACACGCACGGGCTTTTGTCCACTGATCAATACGATGCAGAGCTTGAACTGTTCGGCGTGTTGCTGGCGAGCGAGCGAGAGAAGCGTCCGCACGTTGGATTGTTTCAGGACGAATGGCACCGACTCAGTGGAAAAGAGCGCATCATCGATTCGAAAGAGGAACGGATCGAGGTCACGAAAGCCGAGCTTGCTAAGGCGGCAGATGTTGTCGCCGCATGCGACACGTCGCAGATCGACGAAAAACCTCCTGAGCAGGCTGGAATCGTCTGCATCCAGTGCAAAAAGCCTGCGCCAGAAGGAGCAACCAACGCGGCTTACAAGTGCGCAGACTGTTCACTCGATCCGACGCACGCATTCATCGCGAAAAACCTTGGCGATCTCGTGACAGGAAAGCAATTGGCGATGATCAAGTCGCTCTGCAAAACACTGAAGACGACGCCTGAGGCGGCTGCCTACGATCTGTTCAAGTGCAAGTTCGACGAAATATCGAAGCGTGCCGCGTCTGATCTGATCTCTGATCTGCAAGAGCGTATCGCACGAGCAGAGACGACGCCTGTGGAGAAGACGGAGCCGAAGGAGAAAGGCACGCTGTCTATCGCATTCGGCAATGATTTTTATCGTGTCGAAGTCGATGCTGATCTCGTGCCGAAAGATAACGTCCACTCGATGCTATTCGACAAGGAGGGACCTGTCGTTCGATTCTACGATCTTGCAGGTATGGTGCTCGCTGAAGCTCCTTGCAAAGTGCTCAGCGTCGAAGACGTTCCATTTTAACTCTTTGACAAGCTCGCAAAGGTGCGAGTATATTTCCGATCTCGGTGATCGCTTTTTGGATGGCGGTCACCGACATTCTCAAAATTTAGACCAGATAAGTGCCTTTAACTCGGCGTCTTAGTGTCCGCGTGTCTTCGCCATCTGGTCGGCTAAGCTCCTCGCGTATTCCAAAGATGCGAGGCGTCGAGTTAAGGGCATTTTCCTTTTTCACCTACAAAATTATGTCAATAAAATTGATGTCTTTGGTCTGGGACTCTCGATACTCAAAATACCGACGCAACCCAAAAGGTAAGTGGATCAAGTCACATTCAAAGCTTCTCGTGATGCTCAAGCTCGCAGATCACGCGAGCGATGACGGCGATTGTTACCCGTCGCAGATCGTGATCGCAGATAAGGCAAATGTCTCACAGCGCGACATCACACGAGTGCTCCGAGAGTTGGCAAAAGACGGCAAGATCGTGATCACCAGAACCCGCAAAGGAAACCTCTATAAATTGAAATTCGACGATCTCGATGCTGACTTTCCAGATCAGACACAGTGTCTGGTCCTAAATTCAGAGCGATCAGACACAGTGTCTGGTGAAAGTGACGTCCATGTCACTTCCGGATCAGACACAGTGTCTGGTGCTTTATTAAGAGAACCATCAGAAGAACCACCAACTAACCGTCCAAGACGCGCGGCGCGCGCGGAGAAGGCGGCGAAAGCGCGAGATCCTAGAGCCGATCATGTTGCGATCAAAGCGATCACTGCTCTCATGTCGATTTATCCTCCGAAAGAGCGCTGGGACGACATCATCGCGTGGTTCGGAACTGACTTCGATCAGTCTCGCCTCAAAGACTTCTGGCTCGAATGGATCGACAACGGCTTCAGTCGAGTCTCGACGAAATGGCTTCGCTGGTATTTCAAAGGCGTCACTGACAAAGGCGGCACTCTGATCACGACGCATCCGCTGAATGTGAAATATGGCTTCTCGAAAGCAAACGGCAAGGCTCCTGTCAGGAACGCTCCGACAATCGAAGACGAATTAGGAATTTAACGCTTGACACGATCTGCAAAAAGCGTTAAATGTAAAACACGACAACCGTCAATAGGGAGAATTCAATGTCAATTTACGACGACCTACTCAAAAACTTTGTATTGCCTGACTCATTTCGCTTTGCTATCGAGACGCCTTTCGTCACGAGGCACGATGTGAACAAAGTCGCGGCGACTGATGGACACACGCTCATGATCTGCAATCGAGCGAACTGCGACGAACAATATCCGACGCAGGACGCGAAGCACGACTTCCCGAATGTGGAGAAAGCACTCAACAAAGGCAAGATGATCGAGCCTATCGAGTTCGACATCGCCACTCGCTGTCAGTCGCTTAAGGACGACGCTGATCTGTGGCGAATGCTCTGCGGCGAGAATGAGATCAGCATTGATGGGGACACCATGGTTTGGTTCTATGACTCGCTGATCGACTTCAGGTACCTGCGGCGAGTGCTCGATGTCGCCGTCGCGATAGCCGACGGCAAAGTCATCTTGACGCATACAGGCTTTATGGAAAACTCAGCAAGCAGTGTTGGCGGTGCTCTCCAGTTTCTCATTGGCGAAGACACGATCATCCTGATCATGCCAATGCGAGGCGACAAGCTCAATGCGAGGGCTCTGATCTTGGACAGCACGCCGCCAACACCGCGTGAGGACGAGGTGCACAATGGCTGAACTGATCAAAGACATCGAGGCGATCAGCGAGATCGCCGCACGGCTTGAGTTCCCGCACTGGTTCGGCGTCGTCTCTCAGATCAGAGACAAAGGCAACCTCTACATCGGAGCGATCTGTGACGCAGAGACAGTGAAATGCACGAAGGAGCTTGACTATCCGCATCGCAAGGTTTTCTTTCGCACTGTGCCGAAGTGGACCGATGTTTACTCGTACAAAGAGCGCACGGTCAGTCTCGCGCTCTCAGTTTATGCTCTGCTCGTAAAGCTCGACGTGTCGCTCGTGATCACGAAGCCGCAGGATGAAGTCTTCTTCAGCATGATCGCACTCCCGTGGTTCTCGACTGAGAGCGATCTTGGCATCGGCTATCTGCGACGTGCGTCACGATCTGCGGGCAAGGAGGTTGAAGGCTACGGGTCGCCGTTTCTCGCACCCTCCAACAAGATTTGTGATCTTTGGGCAGAGCCCGTCGCGTCGATCATTCAGGAGAAGATCGAGCATCGAAACGTCACCGAATTCGATCCTCGGCAAGACTCGCTTTTCTAAAAAATGACTTCACAATTCGATAAGGAACAGCGCGAACAACTCGCGAAAGAGACGGACTTTTTGCGGCAAGATTATCTTTTGCCGTACGATCTCGACACTGAGAAGGACGCGCTTGGGCTGACGATGCTCGACGAAAAGTGGCGTCTCGCGATGATCAGCGCGCTCAGGCCCGAGGATTTTTATTGCGCACCATACCGTCACACATTCGAAGCGATCTCCTTTCTTGAGACTCAAGGACTCGAAGTGACGCCGATCACGATCGGTGGCATTCTCAAAGGCAGAGGCTTTCTCGAAAAGATGGGCGGCATCACAGGCATCTCGAACCTGACGCAATATTCTGGACGATACGGCTCGCGCAAGCTTGTCGATGAATATGCGCAGAAGCTTCGCGATCTGACAGTCAAGCGGAATGCATTCGTGCTCGCGAAGACTCTCGCGCTCAGTGCGTTCGATCAGACGAAGACAGCCTCACAGGTGCTCGATCTCGCCGACGAGGAGATGTCGAAGCTTCGAGCGAAGAAAGAGACGCGCCGCACGGTGCAGACATACGCAGAGATCGCCGTCGAGGCGCGCATCGAGCTTGAACAATATCGAGCAGGAACAGCACGAGGCATCCGCACAGGCATCCCAGAGCTTGATCGTCGTCTTCGCATGCGAGGACTCGCACGCAAGGAGCTTTATTATTTTGGAGCGATGTCGTCGATGGGAAAGACTGCTCTCTTGCTCCAGATTCTCGACTACATCAACATGCAGGGGCTTCGCTCGCTTTTCTTCAGCATTGAAATGTCGAAGATACTGCTCCTCTTTCGAACGATCCAACGCATCACGTCCGGCTTTGAGATCAGTCCCTACACGATCAGAGAGATCAAGGAGCCGAGAAACGAGCGCGAGGAGAAGCGAAAGCGGTACGGCGACTATGTTTACCGCAGAGCGCTCGAAGTGCTGGTCACGATCTCAGAATGGAAAGGCTTGGTCGATGATGAAACTCGAAGCTGGCAAGACATCAAGGCGAAGATCAGAGAGGAGCATCGAGCGCATCCACTCGACGTGATCGGCGGCGACTACATACAACTGGCAGAGATCAAGCTTGAATCGAACCAGTCGCGGCGTGATCTCGAAGTCGGAAAGATCAGCACTGACAGCAAGGCACTCGCGAAGGAGCTTGATGTGCCATTTATCTGGCTCTCTCAGCTTCGCCGCATGAAAGATCGAGCGCATCGACCTGAGATGGACGACTTCAGAGAGACAGGTCAGATCGAGAATGACGCGGACTTCATGGGCATTATTTACGGCGACGGACCTGGGAGCGACAACAAAGCCAACGTCAAGCTCTATTGCCCAAAGCAGAGAAACGGAATGGCTGGCTGGGAGATCGAAATGGACTTCGACAAGAAGCGCCAATTCTTCAACACCGAGGAGCTTCAACGGCTCATAGACAACTCGAATCCCACAGATGATGAAATTTTCTTGCGCGAGTTTTTATCCGAGCGCGATGATGCTCCTCAGCTTCATACGATAGCACCACCGCCGACAAAAGGAGAGATATTATTTTGATCACCGACGAAGTTAAAACACGAATTCAGAAGGCGCTCGCAAATTGCAACCGACGCACGATCTCCGTACCTGATGAAAAGGATCCGAAGAAGATGCTCGATGTCGTCATCGAAGGCGATTTTTACGATTGGACGCCGTCGCATCTCAATGCACAGGCTCTCGCTGATCTCGATGCAGTCGCGGAGAAGTTCTGCGAAGGCAACGCGACAGAGACAGAGATGCGAGAAGCAATCAAGCGGCTGCGCGATCTGTCGCAGGTCGCCTACATCGACCTGCACATGCGAGCGAGCGAGCCATCGATCAAAGACGCAGAGATGCTCCAGCGTTTGTTCGACGCGAAGGAGGACGAATATCTCAACCCGACCTACACGGACAACGAAGGTCGCGACGTGTACCTGCTCGAAAAGACTGCGCGCTGTCTCGATCTCTATCTCGAACAGTTCAAATACGACCGCAGTGGACACGTCACGCTCGGACATCACCTACTCAAGACGCATCGGCAGTTCAAGATCCTCTGGCGAAGGTGTCTCGGACGCCCAGGCTATCAAATGAGCGAAGCTGTGAAGCGTCTCTCGACTGAGTACAAAGAGCGCGACTTCAATGAGCCGAACAATGACAAGGGCCCTGTCGAGATGCTTGCAGAGTACAAGATCGACGACATCGAGCTTTCCCGCGACTACTATCCGCCTGAGCCTGAGATCGTGGTCGCTCTCGATCAGACGGCCGGACCTCAGCGCCTAAGCATGACGCTTGAGGATGTGCCGTTCGACGCAGAGATCGCACCGACGACTCGCTTCGAGGAGCTTCAGAAGATCATTCCTCCGAGCGGAGGCAGCCTGTTCGATAGTGTCGAGCAGATCAAAGAGGAGATGATCGAGACAGCGGTTGCCGTCATTGCACTGACCAACGAGCCAGCGCGCGTCGAATCGAGCACGCTCACTATCGAAAACCCTGTGGAAGCCCTCCAGCCCTCTGGAACCATAGAATCTGAGCCGGTCGATCTCGAAATGGACACTGAATATCAGGCTTTATCTCAAAAAGTGTATTGCGGACTGAGAATCGAGCGAGCACAGGAGCAGGAGATCGTGCTGTCAGATGACGAAAAAGCCCTTGCAGGTGCTCTCGCGGAAGACGACGACGGCTCTGAGCCTGACGAAGATCAGGAAGAAGTGCAGGACACGCTGTTCTCCGACATGGCGCTCGGCGTCAAGAAAGAGAAAATCAAGATGTTTACCGCAGAGCAGAAGATCGATGCGGCTTTCGAATACCACAGACGCATGGGCTTCCCTTATCGAGATGTGAGTCCTGCGATGGCGATGCGCGAGCTTGAGGCACTGGCAAACGTCGATGGGAAAGCTCTGATCTCGACGCGGTTGTGCTATCAAGTCGCGGACACTTTTCATCGTCATCGACTCGCCGCATCTGCGAACGGCATGAAGTCTCCGCTCGACTCGTACCACGACGACAAGAAACTGCGAAAGGCGATCACGCTCGAACTGAAGCTTGGCGGAAAGCCTCGCATCTTTGCCGGCGGCATGATGACGCTTGTCAACGGTACGCAGGCATGCTCGAACTTTCGCCCAGGCTTCGCATCGTACCTATACCGCGAACACTGTCCTGATGATGCTGTCGTGCTCGACACCTCGACAGGTTACGGCGGACGCATGCTCGGCGCTGTCGCGTCGCGCAAGGTGAAGCATTACATCGGCATCGATCCGAATGTGCCGACCTACAAAGCCAACATCGAAATGATCGAGAAGCTTGATCTGAGATCGATCATGGAATTCACGCTGTACAACTTACCTGCCGAGGATGTCGATGTGAATCTCGTGCGCGATCTCTGCGACTTCAGCTTCACGTCGCCGCCTTACTTTGCTAAGGAGATTTATTCGCAAGACGACACGCAAAGCTGGAAGCGATACTCGACCGGCGAGCGATGGCGTGACGGCTTTCTGAAGAAGATGCTCTATCTGACATTTGTTGCACTGAAGACAGGCTCGACAGCCATCGTCAACATCGCAGACGTGACAGTCAAAGGCAAGAAGTATCCTCTCGCGCAGTGGACAATCGAGTGCGGTCAAGAGGTAGGATTCACCTACATCGAGACGCAGAGCTTTCCAATGATGACTAGATTCGGCGCCAACATGGCTGAAGGCGTCGCGACAGAGCCTGTGATCGTTTTCAAAAAGGAGAAATAAATGACGGCAGAAACAAAGAAAGGACTGATCTCTTTCGGCTGGTTTCTTTTTGCCTATCTGCTTATAGCTTTAACGCTGTGGGAGGGCGGATCGAGCGTGCGTGAATTGAAGCCAGCAGAACAGGCAATTCTTTTCATGCTTGCTTTGGTCTATTCACAAAAATGATAAGGCGAATAGTTCGAATCTACACGAAAGATGAAGTGCCTGAGCCTGATCGTGCGATCTTATGCTTCGAGAAGCCATCGCAGATCCGAATTCAGCACAAGATCGTCGAGGGGCACGTCCATCCAAAGCCCGTGCTCTATGACGCAAAGCGTCGAGGCTTCTTCTGGCATTACATGCAAGTGTTCCCAGACTTTTGGTGTTATTGTTCCGATTTACAGTATGAGGAGGACCTCGATAATGGCGAAGTTTAGAGTTTTGGAGAGCAAGATATTCCCAGGCGAATGGCTGTGGGTGCTCGAAGATACCGACGGCACCGATGTCGTCAAAAACGATCACAACTTCAAGAGCGAGAAGGAGGCACTTGAGCACATCAAAAAGCTGAAGCGAGTCTTCCGCTCTCGATGCATCAAGGTGGAGGTGGAGAAATGAGTTTCACACTGAGAGACTATCAAGCGCACGCAGTCGAGAAGATCCTCTGGAGCATGAAGCTCGACGGCAATGATCTGTGCTGTCTGCCTACTGGAAGCGGAAAGAGCATCGTGATCGCTGAAGTCGCGAATCGTCTGAAGCGCGACATCCTGATCACACAGCCGTCAGTCGAGATACTTCGCCAGAACGTCTCGAAGCTCAAGGAGTATGTTGACCCGTGGGAGGTCGGTATCTATTCAGCGAGCGCGAAGCGCAAGACTGTCTCGAAGTACACCTTCGCCACGATCGGCTCGATATACGAAAAGCCTGAATTATTCGACCACATCGGACTCGTGCTGATCGACGAAGCTCACCTTGTCAATGTGCGAAGCGCAGGCTCGATGTACAACTCATTCCTCAACGCTATCGGCAAACCCAAGTGCATTGGCTTCACCGCGACGCCATACCGAAACGTAACAGGGTACCACAAAGTGGCTGGCGGACTCGAAGCGGCTGTCACGCTGAAGCTCTTGACTCGAATGTGGAGCCCAAAGCAACCCTTCGTCTGGAACCGTCTGCTCGTGAATATCAACATTGGCGATCTCATGCGCGACGGCTATCTCTGCCCGCTGGAGTATGAGCAGATCGTTACGCTTCGCCACGAGGAACTGAAGCTCAATAAAGCAGAGACAGACTTCGATCTTGACGACTACGAAGTGCGGCTTGGCTCTCGCGAGCGACAGATCATCGAACGCATCGCGAAAGCGACTGAGGAGCACAAGTCGATCCTTGTCTTTTGCACCTCTGTCAGACAGGCAGAGAAGTTCGCCGAGTGCTTTCCTAACGCCTACAGCGTGAGCGCGAAGACAGACGCGAAGACTCGCGATGCGATCATCGACGGCTTCAAAGACGGACGCATCAAGCTCGTTTTTAATATGGGAGTCCTGACGACAGGCTTCGACCATCCTGCGCTCGACTGCATCGTGCTCATTCGTCCGACTCGATCTGTGTTGCTCTTTGCGCAGATGGTAGGACGCGGCGTGCGTAATGCAGAAGGCAAGACCTCATGCAAGTTGATCGACTTTTCTGGCTGTGTCGAATCGATCGGACGCATCGAGACGATCAGACTGCATAAGGGCGAGGAGAAAGGCGACAAGTGGGAGCTTTACACTGAGACAGGCGAGTGGCACAATAAGCCGCTTTACAAGTATTTCATCAAACAGTCGAAGATGAACCATCGAGCGACAGACATCGCCGCGGCGGCAAACTCGACCGCAGAGCAGAAGAAACCAGACAGACCTGAGCCGCTATTCGACGGCTGGGCATAGGAGGATTATGGAACGCTTTTTACTTTGGCTTACAACCGATCCGCGAAAACTGATCACGGCATTCGTCCTGCTAGGATTCGTCCTAGGCTTCGGCGCCTTTTACCTTATCGATAAAATATTTTGAGATCGATGAACAATCGACAATTCTGATCACACATAGAAGCGTATGAAAAAGAAAAGCACAACCCGACTGCAACCGCGAGAGTGGCAGATGAACAGCAAAAACATCACGACTGCCGAGGTTCAATTCTGGTCCGCTGGCGTCATGTCGTCACGCATGCCGCTCGACGAAGCCCGCACGCTAGTCGATAACAAGCAAGCCTTCGTCATCGCAGACAACTCGATCGGACTGCTCACGAACGGACGCATGGACTCCTAATGGCATTCAGACTTGATCCAGTCAAAGACAAGGACCTGATCGATAAGCTCTCGAAGCGAACCGGTCAGGACCTTGGCAAGCTCATGCATCGCGAGCGACAGACTGCCGCGCAAAAGAAGCTCAAAGCGCTCGACGCTCCACCGCCGTTCGAGCACACAGATCGTGTGATGAAGTTCGTCTTCGCTTATCCGATCTCGACGAACCACCTTTATGTGTTCGGCAAAGATGGGAAGCGACATCTTACTGAAGCCGGCAAATCGTACAAGAAGGATGTCGCGGCGCAGGCTCACATCCAAGGAGCTTTCAAGATGACAGGACTTGTCGAGTTGACTGCGCACGTCTATCGACCTCTCCGCCGAGGCGATCTTTCGAACAGAGTGAAGCTTGTCGAAGACGGGCTCAAAGGCATCGCGTGGCACGACGACGAACAGGTCGCCATCCTTCACATGTATCGACACTTAGACAGAGAAAACCCACGAATTGAGATAGAGATCAGACAAATTCACCAAAACACTTGACACGATCTGCAAAAAACGTAAACTGTAAAGCGTGAACATTCTGGTTATACAGGCAGAGAACTTGGTGAAGAAGCTCCAGCTGATGCGAGAGACAGCACACGCTCGAAAGCTGAAGCTCCACAGATCAGCGACGACAGCCAACACAGTCATCGACTGGAAGATCGCGGAGCTTCGACGCATTCATGAAGCCGCAGTCAGACGACTCGGACGGAGGCAAAACAAACATGGAGAATGAAAGCATAACGCTCGCGCAACTTGCAGAGGTCGTCAAAAACATTGAGCCGATGCAGTTCCTTGGATTCACGTTTTCGCGAAAAGGCTGGGAAGCGATACGGCCGCAAATATCGCACGATCTTCTCGATGTTAAAGGACTGGCATTCGGTGTTCCTTTCTATGTCGTCGAGACTCAGCGTGCGGACGTTATCGAGTGGAGAGACCGCGTGGAAATGGAACAATATGTCGCAGGCAGTTCAATTCTTCATAAGCATTTTCAGGAGAGAAAATATGATCACGGCTAAAGAGGTGAAGAAGTTCATCAAACGGACAGCGGCGGCCTTCGACAACGGGTCGCCATTTTCAGCACTGCGCGAGAATGAGATCGTCGAGCTTGAGCGAAAAGGCAGGCTCTTTCTCGCTGATGCGAACTATGACGGGCTTTTCACGAAGATCGACAGCGTGTCTGATCTCTGCGCGGTTTACATCGCGAGAGAGTGCATCAGCGACGCGACACATCGAGACTTCGCACAGCGCGTGATCAAGATCAAAGCGGGCACTGTCTTTGTGAGCGATGTCTTCTGCTCGCCGGAAGTCGAGGCGAAAGATCGAATGTGCGACTTCATGCGCATAGCCGACAAGCTCGACAACATCTGGCTCAATGTCGAATGCTACGCAGAGGACGACAAGACTGTCGAAGCTCTCAAGCTGATGAACTTCGAGCGCGTGATCTCGAAGGTCTCTGCCTTTGCTGAAGTCAAAACGATTTACACGAACACTGAGGTGGATCATCCGTGGTTCGATCCTGTCGAAGACGTGACGCTCGCGCAAATCAACCCTGCCTTTATCTCTGAGTATGAGAAAAACTTCGTCCTCGCTGAGCTTGACGACGCGAGCGACTACGGCGGCAAGTTCGCCAACCACTATTCGATTTATAACAAGGACAATAAGTGGAGCGGCATCACGCTTCGCGGCTACGACAAGAATGATCCGAGCTTCATCGAGAAGCCGACAGAAATGAGCAAGCGATGGAAGAAAGAGCATCCTGAATTACTCGCAAACGAATGCGAGGACACGATCATCGCTCCGCACTTCGCCTTCACGCTTCGCCGTGTCCGCGATCTTTTCGGAGAGCAGATCGAGCGCGTTCGCATTCTGAAGCTCGACGAAGAAGGAACGATCCTGCGCCACTGCGACATTCAAGATCGAGACGCAGGCATCGCAGACGGCAAGATCGCGCGCTTCCACATTCCACTTCAGACGCACGAGAACGTCACCTTCAAGTCGTGGGACGCAGACGGCGATCTGATCGAGATGAAGATGCCAGAGTGCTCGCTGTGCTATCTCGATCACAGAAAGCCCCACAGTGTCGTCAACGCAGGCGGAGAGCGATTGCATCTCGTGATCGATGTCTTCAGTGACGCACGCATCAGGAACTACCTGCGCCGAGCCGCAGGCATACCAGACAGAGAACAGGAGGGAACCAATGCTTAATCAATACATACTAGGCGACTGCTTGAATGAGATGCCGAAGCTCACAGAGCGCTCGGTCGATCTGATCTTCACGTCGCCTCCACACATCAGCGAAACGAAATATAAAAACCTGAAGGACATGCGGCAATTCCAATTGTCGTTTTGCACGCAGATGGTGAACGTTATCAAGAAGGACGGCTTCATCGTGATCTGCCAAGCGAATCACAGATATAAAGCCGAGGTCGTCTCAAATTACGCGCTCTATTACGAGCTTTTGAGATCGTTCGGCATGAAGCTCAAGGACGAGAAGATCGTCTACCGACGACCGCCCGTCGGACGCAAGGACCTGTACCGTTTCACCTATCAGATCATGACGATCTGGACGCTCGCTGGAGGGTTCAAGCGATCAGGCGACTTCTTAGCGGACACGCTGATCGACGAACAGGCTCCAAAGGGCGGAGCGACGCACTGGACTGTTCCATTCTGCGAGCTTGTGATCAACGCTCTCACGCAGAAAGGCGAGCTTGTGCTCGATCCATTCGCATCCAGTTGCCCTGTCTTGATCGCGGCAAAGAATCTCAAGCGCGACTTCATCGGCATCGAGGTCGATCCTGTCGTCCACGAACAGTTCAAGGAGGTGCTCGCATGATCACAGACGCCGACACTGATCTCGCTCTGCTCGTGTTCATCGTGATCATTCTCGTGATCTTGGCGAAAGGAGGACGAAGACGATGAGCTTGCCTGATCGATACGACGAAGACGACGAATATAGGATCAATTGGGCGCGCCGTCCTGGGAATTCGTTCGGGCTCGAATATCCTGTCCGATTCGATCACGATGTCCGCATCGGATGGTTCGTCTATGTTTTTGAGACTGGTCAGCTTCTTGCAGAGAACCTGCGCGAGTGGGAGGTGCAAGGCGTCTGCATTCGTGAGAACGAAAAGCGCGTGAAGCACAAGATCGAACCTGACATCTCTGCGATTGATTCAACTCCTTAAGGAGAACCAACACATGCCAACATTTGATTTTTCAAAAACATTCACACAGTCGCGTCGCGAGGAGTTCGCTCGCATCCTTCTCGATCTTCAGCACAAGATCGGCTTCAAAATATCGAGCCGAGGTTGGTGCTACATCATGGAGAATGCGCGCTACATCAACAAAAACCAATTCAACAAAGTCGAAGCGGCGATCAATAACTGCCGCCGCGACGGATATCTTCCAGTGGACTTTGTCGCCGAAGAAGACGCGAGAGCATTCAGTGGCGTCGAGAGCAAGAGCAAAGGCACTGTCAAAGACACTTTGAAGTGGATGCTCAGCGACGTTCTCAACGGCTCGCACTATTACACGCCTGATTGGTGGGAGGGCGAAGAAGTTTATATCCAGATGGTCGTCGAGAAGATCGATCTGAAGACTTTGTTCCAGCCTGTCTGCGAGGAGTATCACATCGCGATAGCCAACTCGAAAGGCTGGTCTTCGATCCTTCAGCGAGCAGAGTATGCGAAGCGCTTCAAAGACGCAGAGAACAAAGGACTGGAATGCGTGCTCTTGTATTGTGGCGATCACGATCCTGACGGACTTCGCATCAGCGACACGCTTCGAGCGAACCTCGACCAGCTTCGATATGTCCGATGGTCGAACGGCGAGAGTGGATATAATCCACGTGATCTCCGCATCGAGCGCTTCGGCTTGAATTACGACTTCATTGAGGACAACGGATACACGTGGATCGATAATCTGATCACTGGCTCTGGCAAAGACCTTGCAGATCCGAATCACAAAAACCACGGTCTCGGATATGTGCAGGAATATCTCAGCGAGATAGGAGAGCGCAAGTGCGAGGCGAATGCTGTCGTCACGACACCAGACGAAGCACAGCAAATGTGCCGCGACGCTATCGAGTCATTTGTAGGATCCGACGCGCTTGATCGCTTTGCGGACAAGCGTGCTCAAGTTGATCAGGACTACGACGACCTACTCGAAAGGCTTGATCTCAAAGAGCGCATCACCAAGATCATAGAAGAAAACGACGAAGAATAATTCCATGGCATGCTTCAATTGCCAGCTCGAACAGTGCACCTGTCTGAATGGTCCTTATGTCATTCAGATAGGTCGCTTCAATTCGTCCGATGAGGATCCTCCTCAGATTGGCATACCTGGCTATTGTCCTGGGACACTGTACCTGAATGCGGAAGAAGAAAAGATTTTTCTCGCATACCGCAAAGAGCATAAATATATTTCACCCATAGCGGAGTTTGATAAAGCGCTTGAGGAGTTTCGCATTGCGATGATCGGCCTCTTCCCTCCTGAGACTGAAGAAGAAAAGAGCGCGCGCGCGCGACAAGAGCTTGAGAATGAGAGACAATTTGTGCTCGCTCAAAAACGTCACCGACACAAAAATAGATGAAAATTAAATACCTTCAAAAAGCGGAATCGATCCGAGACGTGCGCGATCAGATCATGCAGTCGCGCGTCCTCGGCATCGACACCGAGACGACTGATCTCGATCCTCTCAAAGGCGAGCTTCGTCTCCTACAAGTATCACCTGATCCAGAGACATCGATCATCTTCGATCTCAAGAAGATCGATCCTCGCGAGACTGAGTTGGACTTCTTGCGCGACACATTCGAGTCTCCAAACTTCGTGAAGATGTTCCATAATGCGAAGTTCGACCTCAAGTGGCTCAAGAAGCATTTCGGCGTCGGCATGACTGAGTGCGTCTTCGACAGTTACCTAGGCTCTCAATTGATCAACCCTGACGAAATAATGATCAACCACAATTTGAAAGATGTGGCGGCGCGTTATGCATTCACTGATCTCACGAAAGGCTTCGGCAAGTCTGATTGGTCAGGAGACATCAGCGACGATCAACTCAGATATGCCGCATTCGACTCGACGACACTGCATCCGATCAGAGAGAAGATGAACCAGCACTTCGACGCAGGTGATCTCAGGCGCGTCGCGCTGATCGAGTTCAATGCTGTCGATCAAGTCGCGGAGCTTGAGCTTGCAGGCTTCTATCTCGATGAAGCGATGTGGATGTCACGAGCGAACCAAGACGAAGTGGTCAAGGCTCAGCTTGCGGCAAAGCTCCATGAAGCGTTCGAGAAGGTGAGCGATCAGCAAAACTTTTTCGGCGGCTCGCAATTTAACCTCGACTCGACAGACGACATCCGCGATGCTCTGATCAAGCTCGGCGTTCCGCTCGACGCGAACGCGAGCACGCAGGCTTTCCGCATCGATCACCTGAAAGAGAAGCATCCGATCGTCGCAGACGTGATCGCCTATCGAGAAGCGGCGCAGGCTGTGAAGACCTACGGTCGTGCATATCCTGACTTCATCAGTCCGAAGACAAGGCGCGTCCACGCAGACTTTCGACAGATCGGTGCTCCTACTGGACGCTTCTCGTGCGCAGAGCCGAACCTTCAGCAAATTCCTCACGAGGATGAATATCGTCATTGCTTCAAGGCACAGGGCGACGGACGCAGGCTTATCATCGACGACTACTCACAGATAGAGCTTCGCATCATGACTCAATTCAGCCGTGATCCTAAGCTGATGCATGCCTATCTGAATGATGCCGATCTTCATGCTCAGACAGCGAAGGAGGTAGGAGTTGATCGTGATCTCGGAAAGCGCCTCAACTTCGGCACAGCCTTCGGCATTGCCGCCAAGCGCTTCTCTCTCGTGTCTGGACTCAAAGAGAAAGAGAGCGAGAAGGTGCTCAAGAAGTTCTGGGAGGTATATTCTGTGCTCGACTCGTATCAAAAAGAGAATGAGCGCATCGCTCGCGAAGATCGTGAGATGCGCTCGTGGAGCGGACGCACGCTCCGCATCGACTTCAATCTGCAAGATCGCTCAGCGATCGGCGCCATCGAACGACTAGGCAGGAACCTGCCGATTCAAGGAACGTGCTCAGACATCCTGAAGCGCTTTCTCTACCTGTGGAATAGAAAGCGCCGCGAGTTCAATAACGCAGACTTGGTCAACATCGTCCACGATGAAGTGATCACGGAGTGCGACGCTGATCAGGCTGAGGAAGTTATCAAAGCGCAAGAGCAGTGCATGATCGACGCAGGGAACGAAGTGCTGACCGTCATCCCTTGCAAGGTCGAAGGAAAGATCAGCACGAAATGGGAGAAATAAAATGTTTGTTCAAATGCGATGCAAGGAGTGCCACGTGAAGCTCACTGTCGAAGTGCCGCCACGACACAAGATGACGACGCTTGAATATTGGATGATGCAGATCGTGTCGCCGCGCATGTACCTGAAGCACCGCGAGCACTCGCCGTTTTGTAATGCTGTCCAATTCGATCTCGCGATACAGGTCGAGAAGGAGGCTCTCTCAGGAGAGTCAGGACTGATCGGAGAGGAGCCTACGAATCCAGACCCGTCGGTCGACATCTTCGAGAAGTTCGACAAGAAAAAGGAGAATGAAGATGAAGCCTGATCCACTGAAGCCTGACTCACTCTTGCTGATGAAGCTCGGCTCTGCGCTCGTGCATGCCGAGGAGTTTCTATCAGACAATGGACATCCTGTGGACAAAGTCGCCTTTGACACGATCATGATGAAGGAGCCGACAGTCAGAGCATGGCTCGATCAGATGACGGAACTTGCCTTGGTGCCTGTAAAACGAAGTTAAAATATATTCCACCTCCAGCCTACTTTTCTCTTGACATGCTTTGCAACTCGTGTTAAATTTAGAGCAGTCAGCAAGTCTGACCACGAAAAACAAACACTAAGGAGAATAAAAACAATGCCTAGAATCGCAACCGCAGACCAAGGAATCAACGCAACCGCCATCAACATCATGAACGGCGGCAACAAACAATATGCATCAATTTACGCACTAGGAACGAAGATCGACGCTGACAACATGAAAGATGCTGTCAAGCAGTCGAAGATCGATTGGACAGTTTCGAAAGTTCAACACGTCTCGCCGTTCGACGGTAACCCAGTTCCCAGCTGGGGCGTCTATCGCGACGACTCGAAACAATTTCTTGGGCAAGTTGGCTCAGACTGGACCGCAGTTCAAACCCTCGACCAGTTCTCATTCGTTGACGATCTCATTCAGCACATCCCGGGCGCTCGCTACACAGCCGCAGGCACGACAGAGAACAACCAGAAAGTTTTCGTATGTGCCAACATTGGCGACTTCGAAGTTGGCGCAGAAGGCGACAAGCATACTGCTTATTTAGTCGTCTCCGATTGGAAGAATTCGCGAGGCTCGTGCCGTGCTCAGCTTTCAGTCATCCGCGAGATTTGCGGCAACGGAATGAGCGTCATGATCGACAACAAAGTGATGACGTTCAAGCATACGAAGTATGTGAAAGAGAGAATGGACAGCGTGTCGCAGTCAGTGAACAACATCACCGACGCTTATCTCTCGCTCAAGTCGAAGCTCGACACTATCGCGACTCGCACGATCACGAGCAAGGACACAGTGATCGCGATCTTCGACAAGCTGTTCCCTGAGACTGAAGCGGAAAAGAATGGCCGCGCCAACAACCGCCGCGCCGAGACGCAAGCTTTCGTCGCTGACCTGCTCGCGAAGAATGACGACAATGCGTTCCCATCAGAAGCAAAGACGCCTCTCGCAGTGTTCAACTCCTACACGAATTTCATCGATCACTACATGCCGATGAAGCAAAGCCGTACGGGCATCAAAGAGGAGCTTCGACGTGCTGACTCTGCTCTGTTCGGGAACGGTGCTGAATTGAAAAATCGTGCTCTTGAGATCATCCTCGAAGAAACTCGCGACCTGCCTTCGATCACGAAGGGAGCGAGCTTGCTCGACGCAGTTCTCACGAACGCATCACGCAACTAGACAGCCTTGATCATCTAAACTTTGCGGGAGCCTTCGGGCTCCCTTTTCTTTCAACTTACAATAAGGAGATACAAAACTATGGCAGACGTAATGCTTCAACAAAGATGGCACTTAACCCTTTCACAGCACGAGCTTCGGCTGGTCAGTCGAGCGCTCAGACTCAGACTCGACGAAGACAACCCTGAGGAGATCGCCGCGGCAAAAGCGCTTTGCGATCAGATCGTCCTCGGCAAGTCTCAGACAGTCGATCAGATCAAACACGAGCTTGATAAGCACAAGTCGAATGTCGAGGCGTCGCAAGGAGGTACCGATGCCACTTGAGCGTAAATGCGGAACGTGCACCGCGTGTTGCACGTATATGGAGATCGCAGAGATCGACAAGAAAGCAGGGACGCCTTGTCCGAACCTCTGTGCGGCAGGCTGTGGAGTGTATGAGACGAAGCCCGCGGAATGTTCGAGCTTCAAGTGCATGTGGCTCCACGAGAAGCTCCACTTCAGATTTAAGCCTGACGCGATTGGACTGCTTTTCTTCTATCACATCGCGAAATTCGGACCCTGTGTGATCTGTATCGAGATGCGAGAAGGAGCCGCAGAGCAAGGCGACGGCGAGGCGGCGATGACTCAAGTCATGAAAGAGCACACAGTCATCCTGTGCCGATTCGATGGGAAGCGAACGATCAGGACGAACAATCACCAGCATCTTGCGCAGATCGAGCGCATCACGAGGAGGATCAATGCTTAACCGCACCACTTATCTTTTCGTTTGTGTGATCGAAGAATGTGCTGAAGTCATCCAGCGAGCGTGCAAGATCATCAGATTCGGCTCGCTGGAGGTCGAGCCTGGGCATAAGGTAGACAATCTTGCGCGATTCAGCGTCGAGTGGAATGACCTGATCACGGTCGTCCGTCTGCTCAAAGAGAGAAAGGTCGATGTTTTCGAAGATGGTTTTCTGCAAGAGATGAAGCGCGAGAAAGTGAAGAAGTACATGAATTATTCCGCAGAGCTTGAGATCGTCGAGCCTGAGGAGGTGACAAAGTGACACGACACATCTGGGAGACGCAGTTTTTGAACGACGACCCTGAGGACTTTCGCTGTGTGATGATCTGCTCGCTGTGCAGGCTGACTGAGAACGAAGTGGACATCGACTCAGCTTGCAAGGCAGGAAAAGCTGAAGGGGCTGAAGATCAGCCCCGACAGAAGGATCCTCGCGCGAGGGAACCAACACCTAACCGACACGAGGATCCAACCTAAGATCGTCAGAGATGACTACCTAAGAGGATGCCGCCGGCGAGAGTGACGGCGGTTTTCAGCGCGTCGAGAAACTTATCCCAACTAGACTTCGGCTTATTGAGGCGAGCAGTGAGATCGAGAAGTATTTTTTGTTGCATCTCGACGACCTCCTTGAACATCGTCTTGATGTCTTTGAGATCAGTTATCATACCTTCTTGGACAGCGATCAGCTTGTCATAGGCGGCATATACTGCTTGAACTGTCGCACGCTCTTTGTCCGTCATCACACGTTCATTGGCAGCCTTCATCAGAGCATCCTTCGCCGCGATCAATTGCTGAGCGACAGACGCACAAGCATCGATATCCTTCTGCGGTACGAGTTGCCAGCCCGGGGGCACATTGATCTGTGGCGGTGTTGGTTGTGGCGTCTGCGCGAGTGCGCCGAGAGCCAGCATCAAGATCACGAAAATAGTCTTCATTGGTTCTCTCCTTGAGCTTTTCTCAGAATTTCTTCCAAGTCCTTTACGGCGACATTTGTCTGAGCATCATCCTTCGCCTTCTGTATATTCGCGACTGCGCGATCTGTCTCAGCACGCGCCGCATTGGTTGCATTGGTTGCATCGAGACTGTCCTTGACTGCCTCCTTGAGTTGTTCTGCCGCGACTGCCTTATTGACCTCATCATTGGCGATCTTAGTTTCTTGATTCGCGATCTGTTTGAGCTTGGCATTGACATTCTCCGCCGCGGCTTGCTGTCGTGACTTGAAGCGACACGATTCTGCTTTTGTCAGAACATACCAAAGCAGAATGAGACCTGCTATGCATGCGATCACGATCCACGTGATGCGGTGCGTGAAGATCGATTTAACAGTTTCCCACATAAATCTCCTACTTAAAAGTGAGGTAGAGGTAGACGATCATGCCGGCTAAGAATGCCCAGCCGGAAAGATCATGGATCGATGCTCGAATAAAATCCCAGCGCCCTGCGTTCGGCGGCGGCGGTGCTGAGAACGTGAACACGAGAGCGAAGATCACAACTAAAATCAAAAGCGTCATAGTTCCTCCTATAAGGTTAGTCCGTATTCTGAGAGAGCGTAGCCGACCAGCGTCGTCAGATCAGCACCGGCGATGCCTCCATTGAAGAAGTCGAATTCCTTAAAATCGACTTGTCCAAAGACCGTGTTCGACGTGTCCTTTCCTATGACGATCGGCACTGTGTTGAGAGCAGTCGCCGGAACCGTCGCGGTGTGCGACACGCCATTGAAGCGGATCGTCTTCGTCGTTCCTATTCGCTGAATGAGAAAGGCGATCCACGTGCCGAGAGTGTAGGTGTAAAAGTCTCCATAAGGAGCAGAGCTTTGGACGATGCCGCCGCCAAGATTTCCTGCACTCAGCGCATCAGTGCCTATCCAGAAGCCGTCAGTAAATTGCTTATCCAAGACTCGCGTCGCGGCCTCAGTCGTGTTGAAAAGACGAAAGACGCCGAACACTGCGAAGTCGCCGAAAGCATTATTGATGCCTGTCGAGAGAAAATCATCAACTCCGTCGAGCGAGATATAAGGATCGACGCCGTTCGCTTTATAGATTGGACGTGCGGTGCCTGCGGCTGTCGCATCATGACTTCCGATCGTATCGACAAGCAGTCCGACAGGATCGTTATCATGAAAGCCTTGCTGGAGCTTTGCCTTATACTGCGTCATGTTCGAGCCGATATTCAGCGAGAAGTCGTCGTAGGTCTCTGGGATCGAGATCGTCGGCATCTTGTATTGTTTGATGATGCAGTTCAACTCGAAATTGTTCCCGCCGTTCGTCTTCACTTTGACAGAACTGTCGAAGCGCACCAGCTGAGTCATCTCAAGTTCAGGATCGATAAAATAGAATTCAAGATCGATGTCGTGAAAGAATTCAAACTCCTTGACGACGCTCACATCCATGATCGAGCGGTTAAGAAAAGAGAGCGGCCAGCTTCCAGAATGCGGCATGCGCCTAAAATATGGCGTATTGTCTTTCGCCTGCACGACTTTCGATCCGACAGGCGTGTCCATTTCTGTTCCAGCCTGCGGTTGAATTGGGAAGGTGCCGACGACGCTCAGAGTGTGCTCGACAAAGCCGAGCGTGTCCGTCGCTCTGATCGTGACTGTCTGCGAGCGATTCGCAGGAATGTACTCGAAGACAGATCCGCTGATCACGTTAAACGTGCCGCCTGCTCCGTTGTCGCTCATGATCACCGCACCTGTCGCACCTGCAATCGTCACCTGCGGAGGCGCAAGCTCTGGCGCGATGTGCGACGGCTCGATGCTTGCGAACTTCGAGCCTGAGCGGTAGACAAGTTTCGACAGCGTGAAACTAATTGCCATTTGCTTTCGTCTCCTCTGGTGTTAGTTCCTGCGTCATCTCCTCAAGCAGGAAGCGCTTCACTGCTCTGATCAGCGTAACAGGTTCGTAAGGCTTTCGGAAGATCATCTTCACGCCAAGCTCCTCTTTCGCCATCATGATCGGATCGAATTGATTCCTGGGATCAAAGTCGAACCCAGTGAACCAAAACACCTCAATGCGTCGCTCTTTGCCCCACAGGTTTTCGTTTTGCCTGACCAATCTCGTGAGCGTGATGCCGTCCATAACAGGCATCGAGAGATCGCAGATCACTGCATCGACGTTATATTTCAGATCATTGAGAAATTCGAGGGCGCTAGGGCCGCCTTTCTTGATAGCGATCACTGTGTCCTCGATCTCTGCCACAAGCTCATAGATCGGAACCATGTCAAGATCATCATCGACGATCATGATGCGCCGTTTCGTTTCGCTCATTACCATTATCCCCATTATCCGTCAAGGTTAAAGAGATCGTCTTCGTGTCCGTCCCATTTACCTGCAAGCCGTTGCTGTTTGAGTATCGCTTTTGCCTGCAAATTCTGTGTTACCACAGCGCCGTTCGAGACGGTGAGTCCTTTTATCTGAAACCGCAACTCCTTGACCGTGATCTCTTGGTCCGTTTTGTAGTCAGAAAGCTCGGTTTTCAAATCGTCGAGACGCATTTCCTTTGCCTCTAAGACTCTTGTAAGGTCGGCATTCGCCTCAATGATCTTTTCATATTTCTTTCGTGAGAAAAAACTCCACACGATATTGACAATGATCGTCAGTACCGCCATACCTGAGATGATCCACGTGAAGACCAGCAAGACGCCGGACCTCTCAGGATCCTGAGAGGTCTGTGCGACTGCAACCGTGTAGAAGATGCCGATCAAGATGATGATGATCGACGACGGAATGAAGCTGAGCTTCCTCTTTCGAATTATCCCAAACATCGTTTGCTCCTCTAAATCAATGCTATGAGAACGATCACCGCAAAAGTCGCGAAAGCGGCTGCCAGAAATGAGACAACCGGATTCGTCGAGAGAGCTTGTGTGAGCTTCGACTTTGGCGGCTCGGTATAGACGACATCCTTCGTCGTCTGGTCAGTGTTCGTCTTGACGAATAGTTCGTCACGCTTGAACAGATCGAGCTTCTTCGTGAAGTACCAGATGCCGACAAGTATCAGACCTCCGATGATCAGATACGGAGCGACGACTTTCAGCAAGTCAAGTTGTTTGTCTGAGAGATCGAGCTTCGGAATCGTGTAGGTGCCGGCGAGTATGCCGAGCACGACGCCCCAAGCTTTCGAAAATAGTCCGACTTTCTGCTCTGCCGGTATCGAAACGGGCTCGGATTGCTTTGCCTTCTCGATCTTCTTCTCCTCGGATTTGTCAGCTTCCACGGTGACAGTTTGCTTCACAGAGTCTCCAGACGGCGTATCCGCGACATTGATCACCTGAGAATCGCCCGAATTGCCTGCTGGAGGCTCGCTGGGGAGGTTTTCGGTACTACTCGTGCTAGATACAGACGGTTCGCTCTCCGCGGTGTCGTCAGGCGTCACGAACGGCGTCGCGTCTGATCCAGCGATCAGCGACGCACGCAGACACTTCGCGAACGCTGTCGAGTCATTGACGATGTGCGTGCCGACACTCACAGTGTCGCCTTTGTCGTGGTACGCTTTGTCGCCATTCACGATCTCGCGCGCCATGTAATAGTCGTTCCTGACGGGATTGATGTACCGATCAAGAGTCTGACCTGGGCGATAGAGTCCGAGATGCATGCCGAGCGTCGTCGCGGCCATCGAGACATCAGGATCGAAAAGCAGATCAGGCGTCTTCACGAGATCGAAGTCAGGAAAGCGGGCGGCTATCTCTGGGAAGTATTTTTTGATGTACGCAGTCAGCTTCTTGTAGTTCGCCTCCCATGTGTTTTGCACATGACCGCGTCCGAAGAAAGGATAATATCTGAGATGCTTCCAGAAGCGCCGCACTCGATCTGTATTGCCTTGATAATACCCAGGCTCGTCGGCGTCTCCTAGATAGTAGCCTTCAGCGCATGGCTCGAACGAATGAGCAGTCTCGCGCTTGATCTGCGCGAGTGCATTCGCCATCTGCTCAAGCATGTCCCACCAGCCAAAATACTTCTCGAAGAAGTTGAGGATCTGTGTGAGCGACGCGACTTGATCCTTCGACGGCGAGTCAAAATGTTTTTTGTATTCATCAAAGAAAATCTTGCGATCAAATTTCATGTTGGTTCCTCCTCTGGTAAAGTTCGAATTATCCTGCGGCGGCCGCAGTCTGCGCCTCCGGCTCCTGCTCTTGATCAACGTCGATGATCAGCCAGTCGAGCAGGTCGAGGTCCATTGTGGTGAATGAGATCGAGGCATTGAAGTTCGCGAGCTTCAGCGTCGAGGCATTGATCTCGATGTCAACTTCGACAAGCTCCTTGAATTCAGCATCGAATGCCGCACGCGCTTCAGGCGTCGGAAAGTCCCAGATTTGCGTCTGCTCATTCAGCTTTGCATCGACCTTCTTCAGCATTTCGACACGAGATGTCTCATAGTTCTCCATGATCGGAGCCGTCTGCTTGATCAGGTTCCTCAGCTTGAAAGCTGTCTTGATGGGAAGCTCCTTCGACGCGAGACGCGCGAGTGCTCCGCTGTTCACTGCATTAACAAGTTTCGAGAGTGTTGTCCTTATCATCCTATGTCTCCTGGGTCTTGAACTGCGGCTATTGCCGTGGCGGCTGCCGCACCTTGTGTCTGCCGCATATATATCGACTTGAAGTCGCGAGCGATCTTCTGCTTTGCGAACTGTGCCTTTGTCTGTGGGTTTGGGATCTGCGGTCCGGTAGGATTCTGCGGATCGATGATCGTTGACTGATAACCCCACTCCTTCGCGAGTGCGTCGAGCATCGCATTGACTGTGATGCCTGCCGGCAGGTCGAAAGGCGGGATCGTGAGTTGCGCCATAAGTGTCCTCCTTTAGTTTATGTTAGTAGAACTTTCTTGATCGTACCACTGTCATTGTAAGCTAAGAACACATCGCCACTAGAAGTGTTCCTGTGAATGCCAAAATCTTTATTCGTCGTCAACTGCGTGGTAGTGGGGTTGCCGGCCGATGATGTGAATCCTATACATCGTAGGGTTCCGGCGGAAAGCGTCGCCGCAAATAGATCGTTGATACTATTTATATCATTCGATCCGAGGTTGATGTCGCTGTTGAAAGTCGTTGGGTTATTGAACGTGAATCCCGCACCAGAGCCAACCGAATCAAACGTCACACCGCCCGTCGCGCCTATAGTGGTTTTCAAGTAGTTCGAGGCATCGTATCTTTGCCTGATCTCGCGGCCGGTGAAATACAGGACCTGGTTATTGAACTCGCCGTAGATCAACGGCGTCGTCGTGTTGGAATTTGATATATAGAGCCGATTCGAGTTTGTCTCTGAATATCCCGCCTGATAACCGATAAAGACGCTGGCTGATCCGCTCACGTTTGAGAATCCAGCATTGCTACCAATGAAGGTATTCTGTCCTCCTGTAGTTGTCGAGAATCCCGCCCACGTACCGAACCCTGAATTATTAGCACCAGATGATATTGAGAAAAATGAAATATATCCGAATGTGCATAATTCCGTCGCCGTAGAGCCTGCTGTTCCTTGACCTGCATTGCCTCCTACCGCTGTGTTATAACTGCCTAATAAATACTGACCAGTAGGCACACCGATGTAGGTATTGCTACTGCCTGTTGAATTCAAGGACATAGCACTAGAGCCAATGGCCACGCATGAACTGCCTGACGTTAATGATCCTGCGGCCTGCAAGCCGATAGCTACCGTTGAATCGGCGGTCGTTAAGGCTCCTGCCGCGAGATACCCGATCGCGATGTTGTAGTTGCCTGTGGTGAGAACAGGTGCGGCCTGTAAACCGATCAACACATTTGCGCCGCCAGAGGTAACATTCGCTCCTGCCGAATACCCAATGGCGATGTTTCCATCGCCCGTCACAACACCAGCCATTGCCGAGTTACCAATGGCGACGTTGAACCTCCCTGCTGTTATCGCGGCTCCGGCTCCGACTCCGATTGCTGTTGTAAAGAAACCTGTGTAACCTCCGCCATGCGCCGCGCCGATAAAAATATCACCAGATGCAGGAGAATCGATGATCGCCGCGACGCCTACTGTTAATTTATTCCCATCGAATAATAGATTGGCGCTTGTCGCGAAATTCTGCGAGCCGTCGAGGTACGCAACACGATTCGCCGCACCTCCTGACACTGCTCGTCCTACTGTCAGTGGGTTCGCCCACTTGATGCCTGTCGAGAGTGAACTGTCTGCGGTCAATACGAGATTATTTGCGCCGACTGTTCGGATCGCGGCAGCTCCTGCGCCAGTGCCGGCAAGCAGATCGCCTTTTGCGGTCCACGCAGGATCCGCAGTGATGCTCGGCGCAGTCGTATTGATCACGTTGCCACTCGCATCAAAAGTCAGGTATTGTCCTGTGAGAGGACTCGTGATCGCAAACGGAGGAATGTTATAGACAGGGTTCTCTCCTATGTGCGCATTCTCGACAAGTTGCATCGCGAGTTGCGGCACGTTTCCCGCCGGCGTGAGTTGCGTCGTGAAAGGCTTGATCACGACGATGCTGTTCACTGTCCAATGAGTGCCGATGCTCCCGTTGAATGCGATGTCGAGCACGAGCGCATTATTTTTGAGCGATGTAGGCGTCGAGAGCCACGTAAAGATCGGCGCATCATCGACAGAGACAAAGAGGTTCCCGTGCTGAGTGCGTCCGATGAAGATCGACTCGACGCCAAGAAGCCCTGAAACGCCGCCTGCGGACGGTGTCGGGTTGTGATCGAGGAGCGTGTTGTTATTGTAGGTATCGAGCGAGCCGTCATCATTGCAGACGACTCGAAACGGCATCGATGTCGTATTCTGATCTGGATCCGTGTTGCTCAGTCCTACAGTCGTGCCTTGGCCGCCGGTGATGCCTAGTCCGCCTGTCGCCTGAAAGTAAAAGCCGCCTGCTTGATCGGCAGGAATGCCGTCGATAGACAATCCACTACTTCCCCACCCAGTGCCTCCTGTACGAGCGGCATTGCCTGTCGTCGAGTTATATGAAGCATTGACAAGGTTCTGCGCAGTCGGAACGATTGTCTGAATGTTGTCGGCAAGGTTTCCTACAAGCAAAGGCAGAAGATCGATCACTGTTCCGATGCCCGCGCTCGTGAAGCCGCGGACATACATGTGCGACGCTCCGCCTGTCGAAGGGTCGACGCCGTAGTCATGCACGACAGTCTCGATAATAGTGTGCCCGACAGTCTTGCGGCGATAGAGCTTGCAGGTCGTCCCAGGTGTGATGTCGATCACATACTCCTCACCGACAACATAGGAGCCAAACGAGGAATTGCCTGGGACTGTTCCGAACGTGCCGTCGGCATTGAAGTAAACCGCGATATAAAACGCATCAGGAAACCAAGTGCGTCCTACATCGAGAGCGATGCCTTGACTGACATTGTTTTTATGAGGAGCAACATAGACGCGATTCTGCACCGGTTGCATGATCAGCGCTGTGCTCAGCGTCGCTCCGCGGTAGGTACCTGTCGCGCTGATCACTTTGAGCGTGTGATCGTCTTGCGAGACTGTCTCGTGGAGATCAGTCCATGCGAATCTGAAAGGCAGGACGAATGAGAACGTCGCGAACAGCGACGACACTGCTCCAATATTCGTGACTGCATAGACTCTGCGAGTGATGATCGGCTCAGTCGTCCGCACCTCAGAATACTCAGGAACGAAAGTGATCGCGATCAGACGATCAAATTCATCCGTCACTCGATACGAGGTGACATCTTTCGTCGTGCTCGGATCCCACGTCCACCTGATGCGTGTTCCGTCGAACGTCGAGCGCATATTCATCGGTGGGTTCGGGTTGATCTGCTGGACGACGATCTCGCTGATGAACTGAGGATGCGAATCGAATGGGAAAGAAGCACCGATGCGGTTCTCAGTGACAGCCTTCACGAAATGCTGGCCGAGTTGCGCAGGCACGATCTCAAAGACTGCGTGCTGTGCGATGTCAGGAACCAAAGTGATCCCAGGCCCTTCCCAGTCGCTTAGGACATGCGCTCTGATCCTGAATGTACCGACAAAGCCGAGCGGCGATCCTGCGAGCGTCGCGCTCACCTGAAAGCCTGAGCTTGTCGCATTGACGACATACAGCACAGTGCCGACTACATTCAGCGAGTTCTCTGCCGGCAAGGCGTCGTCGCCTGCGAGAAAGACAACCTGATCTCCATTGACGAAGTTATTGAAGGCATTACTGAAGATGTCCGTCGCAGGATTCATCACGACGGCTCTGATCTCGGTTGTTGGATGGCGTCTCCATACACGAGCACGCTGACCGTCGTACGGCGTGAAGGTAACGTCGCCAGTCAGCGCATACGTCCACGAGCCGTCGGCAAGCTGTCGAGCGCTCTCTCCCAATGCAATCGTTTGCACGAGCGGCGCCGGTCGACGGAATGTGTTGTCGATCGGCGGGATCAGCGGCACCGCCGGTCCGTGATCTGTATCTTGATACCAGTCTTTCGTGATCACCTGAAGCGAGAAAGCTCGCACCGGCACTGTGTCCGTGACAACGTTCTCCTCAGTCACGAGAAAGAGTACAGGTGTCAGAAGATCATACCCAGGCGTGTCGTCGCTCACATTCACATAGTCGCCTATTGCCGCGACGTATGACTGAAAGAAGGAGCTGATCGTTGCGAAGACAGGGAGATCAGACAAGAGCCTCGCCTGCGCACTGAGAATGCGCTGGCCTTCGCTCTGGTTCATCACGCCGAACTGGAGAAGCCCGCTGTCTCGAAGTGTGCCTCCTACGTCTGACCTCAATTGATCGCGATCAACGAAGACAGGCACCTGCTTCAGGAACATGTCCTGCGTGTCTCTGATCACTGCTCGGTAGAAGTTCGTGCGGTTCTCAGGATCAATGCGCGTCATCTTGACTCCGGCCTGCACAATGTTCGACACGACGCTGGTGTCGGGATCGTATTTGAAGAAGAATGCCTCCGCACGAGTCATGTCCGTGAGCATCTTCAGCGCGCCATTGACGTCCTGCTTCTCGACGCCTGGGCTTCGTTTGAGCACACCATCGACCGCGTCCTGCATGAGCGTCGGCTGAGGATAGACAACATTCGACGTAAAGCGAGGAATGTTGATCGGTGCGCCTCCAGCGGAGCCTGGGACGACAATTGCCGAAGAGATCGCCGCATTCGTGCTGTCAGAACCATGTACTTGGAAATACATCGTCGATGCCGGAGCAACCGTAGCAGGAACACCTACGAGCCTGACGCCATTCTGATAGCCGACAAAGACTCTGTTCTCTATCGCAAACTTAATGCGATCTCCATTTGCCCATGTTCCAATCTGCGTATTTCCGAGCGCGGTGTTGTAATAGAGCTTGCCATCTGGCGCCAGTAGCAGGCCGGAGATATTCCCTGGATTGGCGCCAACATTTGTACTCACAAAGCCTGGTATGATCTGTCCGGCGACCATCGTTATTTCGACAGAATAATCTTTCTCAGTCGAAAGGATCGCGCGTCCGACTGCGTTCGCGTGTCCTCCGCTGAAGGTCGTTCGACTTGCGGCTCCGATCGTGTTGTCAACCGTCATCGGACCATTCGTCGTGATCCACTGCATCGTGCCTTGCGCCTGCGGGCCGCTTGTCCACGGCAGTGTCGCATTGCATCGATCTCGATAGTCCTTCCACGTCTGCCCTCTGAAGCGTGGCACAGTGATGCCTAGGTGCGTGTAGGAGGTCGGCATCTTCGCATCATTGAGGTAGAAGTCGAGGATCTCAAGCGCGTTATTCACGCCGTACGTCGCAGTGCCTACTGCATTGAGTGTGATGATGTCAGTCGAAGGATCGACAGTGAAGTCTCGAAGCTTCTTGCCTTGGACGATATAACGCATGTCATCTGGCGCGAAGTCTGTTTGGAACCGTGCAGGCACTTGCATCTCGATGTAGGCAATGCCTGAAAGCGTGAAGTCGAGCCCAGGCCAGAACTGCGGACGACCTTGATCAGGATCATCGAAGCCTGCATTCGCTTTGTAAATTCTGATCGTACCTGCTCCGACAGTCGTGAGATCGATTGCCGCACCGCCGACAGTGAGCGAGAGGTCGATGTCGAATGTCGTGCCTGAGACAAGTGTCTTGCTCTTGATGTAATAGGGAGCATGTTCATCGACAAGCGGAGCCGGAACGGCAGGCTGTGTGACTGCGTTCGAGCCTTCAGCGATCACCTTGTAAGTGTCACCGACAGCGACAGAGACAGCGAGAATGCCTGACGGATCATTGAATCTGATCTTATTCCCACTCGTATCTACCGAGACGGCCGTCGCATAGACAGGAATCTTCGTCATGCGTCCGTCGTGAAAGCGCCAGTTTCGGACGCCGCCTTCGATCTCAGGAATGACAAAGCCTCGGTAGGTGACCATCAGCATCTTGTCAACCGCCGCATCGCCGTCGCGTCGCGAGCCTTCACAGATGATCGTCAAGAGCAGATTCGGAGAAGTGAATTCGACATCGAGTCCGCGCGTGATGCCGACACCGTAGAGCCGAGTAAGATTCGGGTTCTCAGTGTCGCCGTCAGTTCGAAAAACGTATGAGCCTGTTCCCATGTTTAGTAATACTGGCCAATGTCTATTTTATTGTGACCTTCAATCGTCAAACCTTTTTCCATGCCTGCGTTATAGTGAGCGGTCTTCGAATTTGCCAGCGTGATCTTGACCACATCGCCTTTTCCAGCGTCCTTGATGTCGGTGATCAATGCTGACAAAGCCTTGCTCGAATAGTGAGAGAAGCCAACGATGTTCTCTCCTATCTGAAGATCGCTCACCACTTTCCCAGGCACATCATCCTTCGAGCGGACAACGGGATGATCGTGACTGCATCTCAGCCACGCGCCTGAATCGAGAAAAAGATCGTATTTCTGAATGTTCGGAATGATCGAGTGCTTCTCGACGACGCCACATCGGTCGAAGCTGTCGATCAAGATCATACCGACTTCCACGTCTGCGGCTTTGAGAGAGACGCGTTTGCCTCGCGTGAGATAGACATCGACGAACGCTTCAGGATCAGGGCAGCCTCCTCCACCTCCGCCTCCGCCAGTGCCGATCGGTCCGCCGCCTGTCGGACCTCCGCCGCCACTTCCCCAGCCACCATTGCCGCTGAGGTTTGTGTTGAGTTGCAAGATCGGGACGCCCCAGAAGCGGAACTGCCAGCGCTTCGACAAACAGCCGTTGACAGGATCGTCGTAAATCTTCGAGCACGTCTCTAGTGGGGCGATCAATCCTGCAGGACGTCCGCATCTATCGTCTCCGTAGACGGCAAGGCATCTCTGTGTAAGTGATCGATTTGCGACGCTCACAGATCGCGAGTCCGTGTCTGCGATGAATTCGACCGTGCAGGTATCGTCGTCTGCCTCAGCGCTTCGAACGACGCCGACGAAATAGATGTCCGCTTCAGCCGTGCCGTCTGCCTTGATAAAGCAATTAGAGATCACGATGCGACTGCCTTCGAGCACATTCGAAAGCTGAGACACATTGATGCCGAGCGCGTGATCGAGATCGATGATGTCGATTGTTCCTGTGTTCGGTGACGTTCCTCTCGTGAATTTCGGCGCGGCTGTCTTCGCGATCTTCCCAGGATAGAAGACCGGCGTCACTGAGACAGACGTACCAAGCAGGTTGAGCGACGACACGACAAGCTCGATCTCTCCGCCTCTGATCACAGTCACGCCGTCGCGCAGTGTGATGTCAAAGCACTGGAACGAATTGTGCGTCTGCGTCGCGATTTGTCCGAGAATGAATGGCGAAAGATCGCGTGGCATATTATCGAGTGGTCTCCCTTATAAAGTCTCCAACGAAGCCATCGAAGCCAGTCTGTCTGACGTGGATCGACATCTTGCGTGCGATGGTCCCTGGTCGTGATCTCTGGACGATAGCATCGGCTGCCTTGTCGTCTCCTACGAGCACGAACAATTGATTTGCCTCTTGGCTGCCTCCATTCTGTGTCGGCGAACTGAGCGACATCGATCTCGATGCACTGCCTGTGAGAGGCACTGACGGCATTGATGCAGAACTGTATCCGCGAACGCCGGCTCTCTGCATCGCTCCTGCACCTCCGAGAGCGGCTACATCCCGCTGAGTTAGCACGAGTTCATCGTCACGAGTTGCGATCATTGCTCTCTCGCCTCCTTGGGAGCGCGACACAAAGTCGATGTTTCCTCCTGATGCGAAGGTCGGGACGAGAAGCTTGAAGCGTTCGCTCGCCGCATCACTCTCGTAGCCTGCGGACTGGATCTGACTGATGATCCCATCGAGTTCGCGCACTGTCGCGACAGCGATGTTGCGCGTCTTCTTGTCTTTAAGTGCCCCGACTTGCGTCAGGTAGTCTGCTCTGATCGCTTGAGCATTCGCGAGAGCCGTCGCGCTGTCGATGCGACCTCCTCGCAGATCGTCGAGTATCGATGTGAGCTTCGACTTAGAATCTGTCAGGATCGCCGTGCGCTGTTTTTCTTCCGTCTTTCTGAGCTTGTCGCGTCCGAGCAACCAAGCTCCGATGATCAGCGGCACTGCGACTGCGGCAAGGATGCCTGTCGCGGCGAGCGTGCCGCCCAAAGCACCGACAAGGCCGCCAATAATGCCGCCTGAGGCGCCGATCGCTCCTGTGCCGATGCCGACTGCGAGTCCGCCAGCGAGTCCGCCAATGCCGCCGAGGATGTTTCCTGTGATCGAGCTTCCGCCGACTTGAGAACCAAGAGCGAGTCCGAGCAGAGGCGCCGCTTGCCCAAGACCTTTGCCGAGTTGACCGAGCGAGCCGCCTCCGAATATCTGTGAGAGCAGTCCGCCACCTGCGCCGACTCCTGCTCGTGCGGCGCCGCCCACAGCGCTTCCTCCTGCGCCGGAGATCGATGTAGATGAAAGAGACGGACCGCCGAGTCCGAGCAGAGCTTGCACTGAAGGAGCGGCAAAGGGATTGCCTCCGTGCCCAAGCGCGCCGCCCAAGAAGCCGCCGCCTGTCGAGCCTCCTCCTGATGGAGCGAAGAAGTTACCGACGAAGGGCGGCGTTCCTCCGACTGTCCCATTCGAGAAGATGCCTCCAGACGATGCGGATCCGCCGCCACCTATCGCTTGTAGCAGTCCGCTCAGAAAACCTCCTCCACCGCCTCCAGAGCCTCCTGCTGATGCGGATCCGCCTCCTTGCTGGTTCAATCCGAACAGTGAAAGGAAGAATTTGTTCAAAGATGCCTTGATCAGCGTCGAGAGGAGGTCTTTTAGGATGCTTCCGACGGCGCCAAGTTTCTGCGTCACTTTGTCGAGTCCTTTGTCGATCAAGCTGTATGTGCCTTGGATGACGCCGATCTTCGCGTCTGCGACTGCATCCGTGACGGTCTTTTGCTGTGCAAGGAATTCGAGCACCTTCGCATTAGCCTGATCCGAGTGATAGATCGTCGCATCTGCGATCTTAACCTGCGACGCGATCATTGACTCGCGCGCCGCGATGTCTGCCTCCTTGACCGCATCGAGAGCCTTCAGCCATGCGTCTTCATATCGAGCCGCTTCATCTTGAGCACGGTTACCGATGTCGTTCGGATCGACAGAGAACAGCTTGCGGCGAAGATCGAGGATCTCCTGCTGGACTTGAATCGCTTTGCTTGCTCGCTCTGAGTCTTCACGAGCACTCTCTTTTCCGAGAGCAGTAGGATTCCCTACTCGAAGCTGGTTGAGGAATTCGATTGTCGCTTTCGTGCGACCGATCACATCATCCACATCGTTGATCGCATTGCGCTCGCGCTTATATGCAAGCTCGATCTTGTCCGCAGACTGCTCGGCGGCGTGCGCGAAGTCGTCGTCAAGGAGATTCAGTTCGATGGCTATCGCGCGAGCTTGAGTCAGCCGCCTCACCTGGTTGTCAGATCGAGCGGCTTCGACATCTTTGTCGAGGTCGATCAGCCCTGCCTTGAGCAGAGCTTCATTTGCCAAAATGCGTTTGTTCGCGTCGGCTGTCGCTTTCTCTCGCGCCGCGAGTGCCGCAAGGTTCGCATTCTGCGTGATCAGTTCGCGCGCATTGACGCCAGCTTGCTTCGTCGAGACAGTGACGATGCCTTGCTCCTCAGGAACTTGATCTTGTGGAACCTGCACGCCGCCGACAGTCACGACTGGCAAGCTCGCTGTGTAGGCATTATTCTTCGGGAGCTTCTTGATCCAGTCAGGCGTCGATCCTTTGATCGGTCCCATCTTCAGATTCGAGCCAGCGACACGCTGACCAGTCGTCGCGTCGATGAAGCTGTCAGAGTTCGTTGTCGCCGCAGGAGTCCCGCCGCCGAAGTGATTCGCGATCTTCTGCACATCCGACATGATCGATGTCGTGTTGCTCGCTATCGTCTGGATCTCTGTCGGCGTCTGGATGTCTTTGAGGCTGATCTGAGACTCGATCTTCGCCTGAATATCTCCTTCGTTGCCTGCGAGTATGAGGTTGAATAGCTTGTTGGACTCAAGCTCTTTGTTCAACGTCTCATTCTCCTTGAGCAAGTTGAGCCGCAGGTCCTGATAGGCACGGAACGTCGTCGCCGTTTCGTCACGAATGCGGTCTTGCCTGAGCTTCGACTGCACGATCACGTCCGCAGTGAGTTGCTGGTCAGAGTTCGCGAGATCGCGCACGGCTTTCGAGTATCCGATCGCGGCACGAGTTGCGGCGTCGACCACAGGAAGGTTCTGCGTCTGAAGTGCTATGGCAAGATCCTTCTCTGCATCCAATTGCTCATTCGTCGCCTTAGTGACAGCTTCTTTCACATCGACCAGCCGCTTCAATCTTTCGATCTCCTGATCGAGAGCTTGAGCACCTTGAGGAAAGCCTCCGTCGAGCGGAAGCGCCAGTTCGCGGCGAAGCGTGATGATCTTTTCGAAGTCAGCCTTCGTCCGAGATAGGTCTTCTTTTTGGAATCGAAGTTGAAATTCTTTCGATGTAAGATCCTGAAAGGATGCGATCTCTGCATTGAGCCGAGCGACATCATCAGTCAACTTCTGGAATTCCGTCTTCTCTGATCTGCGCTGACTGGGAAAGAGCAGGTCTTCAATCGCCTTCTTCGCATCTTTCGAAAGCTTCTCTGCATCGACCAATGCCTTTAACTGAGGCGAAAGATTCTGCGCGAAGCGAGCCGCGGCTGCCTTTGGATTCTCACCCGGCCCGACGCCAGCCTCCGTGAATTCAGCGAGAGCACGATCAATGATCTTGCGGCGCTCAGAGCTTCGCTCGACCACGTCGGTCAGTTCGTTGTATTTATCGATCATCTGATCGATCTGTGAAAGATTTTTCTCGCCTTGATCGTGGTTGTCCTTCTGGGATCCAGTCAGGTCGATATATTTCTTTTTAAGGTCCTCGACTGAGAGCGAGAGATCACCGTGAGCTTTGGCATTTTCGAGCGCCTTGTCCGCAGTGACGCCTGTGATCTGGCTGTACCTACTGAGAGCAGATGCCGCCTCTGCCAGTCGCTTCTGATTTTCGTCGATCTCGCCATTCACCTTCGTGAAGATTTGCAGGTTGATCGCCTTGAGTTGCGGATCGTCGCTCGCGTTATAGAGTTGCTGGGCCTGCGTTCGCAATTCAGTCAGATCGATGTTTTGCTGTAAAGCCGCATTAAGCTCCTTTGCTCGCGAGATTCCTTCTGTCTCGATTGCCAATTGATCTGAGGCGAGAAGGTTCGCCCGTTCTGCGACAAGTTGCTTCGTCTGCTCTGTCTCGCTTTCGAGGATCGAGACGCGCGCCTTTGCAACAGGATTCAGGTCTTTGTAAATCTCAGCAAGTCTCTTTTGCTGATCAGCATTTTCGACGACGCCGTCCGTCAGAGTATTCAAGAATTCCGCTTCTTTCGTGAGCGCGTTCGAGTGCTCGACAGTCGTCTTCAATTGATCGTCGGTGAGTGGCTTCAGTTCATTCGCCTGAGCAATATATTTACCTACCGCATAAGTGACGCCTGCGAGCACTGCGATCAAGGCGACCCAACCTGCGGTCGCCAAGGCGATCTCTCCTACAGTGCCTGCGGCTATCACGAGGTTAAGGTTGGTCATCAAAAATGCGAGATTCGCCACACTTTCGATCAATGTTCCAAGTATAGGAAGAGATGCGATCTGTGCCGTGTTCATTGCTATGATCGCGACAGTGAACAGCGCGACGCCAGCCGTCGCGGCGACGAACGCTTCCGGCGCGGCTGTGAAAATCTGTAAAAACTTCGTGAAGACCACTACGGCGACGCCTAGGATAGGAATGAACTGTCCGCCAACGGCATCCATGAAGTCCTGCTGGATGCGTTCGAGTGAGCGCATCTGCTTTGCTGTCGTATCCATTGCGAGACCGTATAGACCCGTCGCTCGTGTGCCGAATTCGAGAATGCCATTGAGGACGGCGAGTTGCTTTTCTTCTGTCGTCAGTTCGAGCACGGACTTGCCGTGCTGTTCTGCCCATGCTTTCTCTGCATCCTTCGCTTGCACATAGACGCCGCCAGTGCGGAGCACGCGGTTGTTTAATGTCGTGATACCGACGATCAGTCTTTGAAATTCCTCAGAAGACGACACGCCTGCGATCACGGCGAGATCCTTTGCGACGTTTGCCAGAGGTGTCGCTTTCTCAAGTGGGAGCCCTGCCGCGATGTACTGAGAGAGAACTTGTCGAGCCGTCTGCGTCGCGATGTTCGCATCCTTCAGCGACTTCTCGACCTCTTTGATCGACGATGCGGCGATGTTGTTCACCTTTGAGAGCCCAGTCAGAGCGACGCCAAGCTCCTCAGTGCGTGCGGCGAATTTCGTCATCTCCAAAAAGCCTGACGTTAGATTCGACGCGAACGCATCGACAGCATCCTTCGCGAGTCCTGCGAAGAAGTTCGCACCAAAGAAGGTCGAGAAAGACAGCGCCGAAGCTTGCGCTGTCTGTGTGGCGACCTTCGTGATCTGGTTCATCTGAGTCGTGTAGGCATTGACGCCTTGATTGACGCCTTGCGAATTGACTGAGATGTTGACGACTACCTGGTATGCATTCATCCGTTTACCATCCTGATGCTTGTCGAATTAGATCAGCTTTCTTCTTCGCGTCGTCGCGCTTCTTATTCCTACGAGCCTGCGCTTCGTACATCTCACGCTTCTGGTCGTCAGTCCACTTGAATGCGAGAGAGTCACCGCTTTCCCAACCACGACCAGGCTGGTTCTTAGGCGCATTCTTCTCGCGATCTGCATCTTGATCTTCATCGCGTTTGATCTGGACGATCCGCTCCGCTCGGTTGAAATACCGAAATGCATCAAGCTCCCACTGTGCGAAGTCTCGATCTCTGACTGGAAGCCCGTCTGCAACTCTCTCCTTGATCCTGAGAGCGGCTTCGAGCAGAGCTTCGTATGGCTTAGGCACCGACGCTGGCTTCGTGAAGTAAAGCACGCATTTGCCTTCGTCAGGACGGCAGTATTCGTAGAGAGTTGTGTTTCTCTGGAAACAGATACCTCCTGACGTGCAAATTTCTTCACCTGGGCATTCTTCATCGAGTTTGAGCTTGTCGAGTGATGTCTTGCGCTTCGTGCAATAATCCTCGAACGATTCGAACGGCTCTGCCGCTTCGAAAAGCGACTTGTCCTCATCTTTTGAGAAAGTTCATGTAAATGAACACCGCGTCAGTCTTCAGCCTAGGAGCGATCTTTTCAAGTCTCGAATCTCCCTTGCTGATCTGAAGCACCTCCTTCCCATCGACGCTTCCACCTTGCACGCAATTGATCAGGCGATCATAAAGGCTTGCGGCAGCCTCGACATTCAGCGTCGATCTCGATTCCGGTTGCTGACCTTGCTGTCTGATGCGAGTCTTCGATGTCTCGCACTTGCTGAAGTCAGCGAGATCCTTCGCGCTCGCTTCGTCGAAGTGATGCGCGACGACTTGCGACGGCTTCTTGAGATCGCCGTTTTCATCGCGCTCGATGCCGAACATCTGCTTGACAATGTATTCACGCTTTGCCTTGATCGACTTCATGCGTCTGCCTTTCTCGCTGATGACGTAATTCTGCGACGCATAGACCATCGCCGCGACTTTGATCTTGTCCGCATCGGGAATGAATTCGATCAGCGTGCGTGCCGGCTCAGGATCACGATCAGAGTCTTCTGACCGCACTTCTGCCTCTTCGACGATCCGCTTCACATCTTCCCAGTGCTCGCCATTGTCGTCATCGTCGATCGGATAGCCCCAGACTTCGATCACTAGCGAGTCATAGAAACGTCGGAGAGCGTTCGACGGCTCTCGATCAGATTGCACGAGATCATCGCCTTCGAAGCGTCCTGCGTTCGATCTGATCGTCGGAGCCATGGCCTCTTTGCGAATTTCATCGACGATCTCTGGCATCTTCAGCTTGTGTTTATACTTCACGCCGAAGACATCGATCTCGAAGACGTGCTCGCGTTCGTCAAAACGAAAGAGCTTCAGATCAGCGATGTCGCTGAGCCGGTGCTCCTCAATTGCCTTGTCGAGGTCCTTTTGAAATGCACCCAAGGCGCTCTCCTCGCGAAGTTGTTTCTCTTCCGAGGATTCATCTGTCTGCATTGCTGTTCCTTCCATTGTGTTGGTTCTCCTTTACTTTTAATCAAAAAGGACCACTGTCACGAATGTCCGTGAACAGTGATCCTCGTATGCCCTACGGGAGGAGGTTCTGTTATCTGTTAGCTGGCTCCGCCTGAGGAGCCGCCTGATGGTGCAGAACCTGTTCCGCTTGAGCTTGCTGAAGGCGCCGTGGCGCCGGAGGGTGCTCCTGTCGAAGGAGCAGCGCTTGGTCCTGTCGAGGTGCCGCCGTTCGAAGCACTCTCCGCAGGGGCGGGAGCAGGCTCAGGAGGTTTGTTCGCTTCGAAGTCAGAGACGACTTGCTCTCGCACCTTGACGCTCTCCTCGAAGCGTTCCTGCATGCCGTCAGGAGACATGCCACTCGCGAGTTCGACATTGTGCTCGTGGCTGTCGATCTCTCGCTGATAAACACGATCACCGAGGATCGAACGACGCTCCTCTTGCCTTTGCTTTGCGAGATCGTCCTCTTCAGGCTTGAACGTCGCATTTGGAGGCAAGGTCATCGCCTCTGCTTGCTGAAGGATGTCTTCAGCCTGTTTCTTGATCTGATCTGCCATCTTTATTCACCTCTCAAAATTAAACTATCGCAGTCGCGACGTTATTGACAACATCGATCCTCACGAAGTCAGGATCTGTCGATGATCCGCTCGACACTGGAAACACAGCAACATCGACAAACTCGGCTCCGTTGTCTGAAGCTCTGCGCACGTTTCGGAAATACGCTTTGTCGAAAATGCAGTCAAACGTATTGCGAGCAGTGGTAGGAAGCGCCACGTCGAGAATGCTTCCGAAGAAGCGGCAGTGGAACGCCGTGATTATTTCATCATTCAGCGCGGCGATCAGTTCGTCTGCCGTGTCTGTCGATTGTCCGACGCCTACGCGAAACTCACCTTGAGCAGTGCGGTTACCGTGTAGCAGGTAGGAGAGTATCCAGCCTGCCTTCGGATCCGCCGCGACAAGGCGCTTCGCACCTGCTCGGCGATCAGCGGTGTCGAGCGCGTTATTGACCACAGTCAAGCTGACCGACTTGAGCACTTGCGGCGCGGCGGCGTTCACCTTCGCGAGGAATTTAGTTCCCGCTACGTGCGTGTATTCAAGCTCAGTCTCTGCTCCGTCACAGATCGCGGCAGTGTTGTCAACGGGAACGGTCGGCGAGCCGAAGCCGCCGATCGACGCCACTTTGATGTAGCCGCCAGAGCCGATTGCATCGACTGTGATCTGCGGCGTGTCGGCACCTGTCTGCGCGACTTGCATCTGTGACACGCAAACTCCGGTATAAAGGTAATCAAGGTTTCCATTCGACGCGATGACCGACGAAGACGGAAGCTGTCTGCCGGCGGCAGTATGGTTCCCAAGCAGTGCGAAGTGATGCTTGAATGCGAGTCCGGCAGAGATGATGTCGCCTCCGGCGGGCGTCGGATCTGCTTTGCCAAGCGCACGTCGAGCGAACTTCGACCAGATGCCTGTATCGACATCGCTCGCGAACTGAAAAGATGGCGGCGACACGAAGCCAGATCGCTGGACTGTCGCGCCCTCTTGCTGAAGTCCAATGAAGCCGGTGTTGTCGAATTTCTCCTTGTCAGGATTCGGCAATGTCGCGCTTCTGCAATAGAAATACGAGTAAAGCGAAGCCGTCGCCGGATTAGTGTTATATGACGCTTCCACGGCTGTCGAAATTCCTAGAATTTCGTCTTGTGTCAGTGGTTCAAACCCCATAGTTATTCTCCTTTCTTAAAGTTTCTAGCGTCGTATGACGACCCCTATACTGCATTGCGCGACTACCACGTCATTGCCTTCAGAGAATGCGTGGACGTCGATGTTGTTAATTTGAAGCGGCCTGACGTGTCTGATCTCGACCGGCTTCGGATCAAAAAACATATTATTGCCATTTGCCTTGAGCAGATCAGCGATGTCTTCGCACTCTTTCTCCGCAGTCTCAAGCGACGGCTCAAGGTTCGTCGCCGTATCGCCTATGCGATAGTCCCAAAAGCCCCACATGTCGAATGTCACGAGACGATCACCAACAGCGCTTCCGAGTCCTATAAACGGAAAGTTCCCCTCCTGATTGGTCATCGTCTCGATCTTCTGACTGCCAACCATCCACGCATGGATGCGGTTCGTCGCTTCGACAGTCAAAAGCGCGACAGTCTTGCCGAGATCAGTGCGAAGCACCCATTCAGGATAGACATTCGCAGGATTCGACGCACGTACCGCCGCGGCTTGCGCGATCACTGCGAGGTTGTTTCTGATCGCGGCGAGCGTCAGACGACCTGAAGGCTGGTATGGCGGTATGACTGGCGGCATTACTTGAAAATATCCTTCGAGAAATTTATTCCTAGAACTTCAATGGCACTCTGCCACGCTGTCTCGCTTGCTTTGACTGCCCTGATCTGCACCTCGCGTGGCTTTATGCCTCGGCGTCCTATTGCGAGAGCGATCGGCATCCACAGCGCTCGACGAATGCCGAGAGCGAGAAACCATTGCACGAGTCCATCGACAGGCTCGAACCACTTCGAGACTCGACCAGACGGCGATGTCTTCGTGCCGAGATACTTGATCGGAGCTTTCCCAGGCTTGCGTCCGAACTGAATGAAGATGATCGATCTCAGAGAGACGACTTGCCTGATGATCATGCCTCTGGACGGGCTTTCGAGCACCATCTGGTCTTGCACACTGCGGATCGTCGAGCCTGTTGCAATCGCGCCTACGCCTGCGATAGAGAGCTTCAGGTTGTTCTGGTAAGCCTCGCTCATACGCTTCGCCATAGGTACGGCAAACTTGAATAGGGTTTGCTGGATGCGCACAGGATCAGGATTGATCGCTTGTGGCGTCGGGCTCGTGACTGTGAAGCTCTGCGAGATCATGCTGTGATCGGTGTCCTCTCGTTTTTGATCATGACGACTGTGCCGAAGCCGAAGATCGTTTCATATTGCGGCGTCGTTCGTTTGTCTTCGAAGCGGTACCGCGTCGTGCGTCCTCTGACTTGCAGATCGATGACTGAAGCGCTCTCGAATGCCGCGAGCTTTTCATCTGAATCGAGTCTGACCGTGATCTTGTCGGCATACGCTCCAATCGCTGAGTCAAATTGCTTCGTGACTGTGAAGTCACTCGCGAGCGTCGCAGTCTCGACAAGAGATCGCTGGACGTCCTTCAAAAATGTCAATGTTGATCCTACTCCATGAAGCCTCAGCCGCATGAAGTTGAGATTCATGTTTTCTAGCATGGCGGATCCCACCATCGCGTGCATGCAGGTGCGACGCTGAATTGACCAATCGTCGCGGCAACATCGAACGCTTCTCCGATCTCTGACGGATCGCCGTGCTCGCTGTCTAAGATCGCACCGTCTGCAAGAGCACAAAGCTCCTCAGCACGGGCGTCCCAATCTCTGCTCTTGATCGAATAGGTATATCCTGCATTCGATTCGCTGAGAAGTTGCTTGATCGAAGGTATCGCGAGATACGCCATCCGATAATAGACAGCGATGATCGCAAAAGTGTCTTCGTTGCCTGTGCGAACACCTACATAGGCAAGTGCCGCATCTTTGTAGATCGGCAGATCAAGGACCGCGTCAGGAAGATCACTGTCCGTGAATGACACGTCAATGAGCTTCCTGACGGAATCGTAAGGTGCTGAGATTTTATCAGCGAGCGCCATTTATTTCTTCGCAGGTGCCTCCGCAGATGCTTCAGCCTGTGCGTCCTTTCCAGCGACGACAGCTTCCTTGATGTCTTTCGGAACTGCGCCTACGACTTCGATGTCGCCCTTCTGAAGGGCTGTCGTGACGGCATAAGTCTTGCCGACTTCTACCTCTGACGGACCTGCGACGAATGCTTCTCCGTCAGGATGCGCTTCGTCCTTCTCCCATACTGCGACAGGATAGCTCCCATCTTTGTTGGCGGGAGCAGTTCCTTTGACTGTGATCGTATCTTTCGCCATGATCTTTCTCCTTGTCTCTGTGAAAATGAGGCGGCTGTCCGCCTCGACCTATGTGTGATCTCCCGTCTCAGCTTATGCCAAGAGGTTGAGGAGCTTGCGAGCGTCTTTGTCGAGAATCGCCCATCCTTCCGTCTCGGTCAGTGTGAGTACTTCCGACTGGCGAGTGATGAAGCGATCCGTCTCGCTGATTGACGCGCCGATCTCATACACATGCTCAAGAGCAAGGCGAGTGTCGATTCCGAGGATCTTCGACGCTGGTGCCAGCGTGGTGAATCCAAACGGAATGTTGTCGCTCGTGCGGTTGATCAGTCGAACGCCACCGAAGCCGGCAAGACCTGCATACATCATGAGCGGGATGTTGGCACTGCCTGTGTTGAGCAGGAGCAATTGTGCCGCCACGTCAGACTGCATCAGCATGAGGTTAAGCTGGTACGGTGATTCGAATTTCAGCTGGTAATTGACGTATGCCTTCAACGTCAGATTAGGAGGCGTCGCGGCGGCGTCGAGTGTCGTCAGGTTGAACACCGTCGCGGCGTTCGAGTTGCCGTCTCCATTCACGAGTACTCCGATCGCTTCTTCAAGCTTGTCGTTCTCTGCTTGCAGAGCCATCAGCTGGATCAAGATCGCCACCATGTCGATGGACATGCGTCGCATCGTTTCATAGGACATCTCGATAGCCCGGCCATACTTGTAGAGCGAGACTGCCTGCTCACGACCTTTGATCTTCGTGCGTGGAATCTCACCAAGCTCGGTGACGCGCTTCATCTTCTGTGCCTCGGCGTTCTGATCGATGTAAAACCCTCGATAAGAATCCGTATTGATGCCAGTCGTCTTTGCGACGACAGCACTCACAGGAATCGGAGCGATCAGCGGCTGAGTGACGATGCCTGCGCGCGTAGCATACGGACGCATGATCGAATTCAGCACGTAGTCGCTCGACAGGAACGAAGACGATGCACGAGCGTCGGAACTGTTATTCACAGCCCCACGATAGAAGCGAGAGATCAACTCAGGGATCAAGAGCTTCGTCGCGCGAGACTTTTCAAGGTCTTCGAGCTTCGATGCCCAGATGCCACGAGACGGATCGCTCTGCATACGAATGCCAGAGGCACGCAGGAGACGCTCGAATGCATCGAGACTGGTTTGCTGATGCTCAGCGCTCGGATCGAGCATTTCGCACAGCGTCGTCAAGTTGACGCCATTCGAGTAAGCCATGCGGTAAGGATCGAGATCCTTGTCAGCAAACTTCTTGAGCAGTTCGACAGATCGCTCGTAGGGCTTCTTTGTGAGAAGCGTCGCGCGAATCTCTTGTACCTGTTCATTGCCGCCGGCACTTGAAAGATCATCAAGATTTGGAACAACTTTCATTTTTCTACTCCTTTAATAGATTTAAGAAATTGTGCTCGGCTTTACATTCCAAGAAGCACTTGTACCGCAGTCGCAACCGTCGCATCAATGATGGTGCCACGTCCGTTTTGCTGATCCGTTGCGGCTGCCTGAGCATACGCACCGGCTACGTCAGCCGCATTTCGAATGCGACCCTTCTCTGCCGCTGGACCAACGGCACCGACAATACGCTTGCCGGCTG